CAGTCACCAGCGTGGCAATGACCGTCCCAAGCGTCTTGAGCATATCTGGCAGTCCCATCACATCGTCTGGCACACTGGCCCTGACCTACTCTGGCACAGCCTTGCCAGTTGCCAACGGCGGCACAGGCTTGGCATCAGGCACATCCGGTGGCGTCCTAGCCTACACCGCTGCTGGCACATTGGCATCATCCAGCGCACTGGCAGCAAGCGCACTGGTCATCGGCGGCGGGGCTGGTGCGGCTCCTAGCACCACAACCACAGGCACGGGTGTTGTTACAGCACTTGGCGTCAATATTGGCACAGCAGGAGCGTTTGTCGTCAATGGCGGGGCGTTGGGTACACCCAGCAGCGGCACAGTCACCAATTTAACAGGCACAGCAAGCATCAACATCAACGGCACTGTCGGGGCTACTACTGCGACAACGGGCGCGTTTACATCGCTCACAGCATCCACAACCCTCGGCGTGACAGGTGTCTCCACGCTAACTGCTGGTGCAGTTGTGCAGGGCTTGACCGTGGGGCTTGGCGCTGGTGCTGTGTCTTCCAATACTGCTGTTGGTGCTAGTGCTTTGGCGGCTAATACGACTGGCGCTGGAAATACAGCAATTGGCGACCGTGTTTTAAATTCCAATATAACAGGTTCTTCAAATGTTGGTATTGGTCAAGTTTCACTATTTGCAAGCACTGGAGACTTCAATACCGCAATAGGTGCGGCATCACTGCGTTTCAACACCACAGCCTCCAACAACACTGCTGTAGGTTATCAGGCTGGCTATACAGCGACAGGAAGAAACAACACATTTGTTGGCATAGAGTCTGGCAAGTTAATGACCACAGGTATTAAAAATACTATTCTTGGCGCATACAACGGAAACACAGGCGGCTTAGACATTCGCACAGCAAGCAACTACATCGTGCTGTCTGATGGGGATGGGAATCCACTTATTTCTACCAATAGCACAGGGTCTGTTGCGCTTAATGGTGCAGTCCCACAAACAGGTACAGGCATCACATTCCCCGCAACTCAATCAGCATCATCCAACGCTAATACGCTAGATGACTATGAAGAGGGGACTACTACTGTAACTTTTACACCGTCAACATCTGGAACAATCACATTAAATGCTAGTTACAATATAATTTCATATATAAAAATTGGTCGTGTAGTTACTGTAACTGGTGAATTTTTTGTAAATAGCGTTTCTTCTCCAGTTGGGACTTCTGTAAATATTGGCAATTTACCCTTTTCGGCTGGAAGTGTACTTTCGGATGCAAGTGGTTTCGGAATATTAGACCTTGGAACAGGAGGTGCTATAGGTGGACGAGTTTATAGTGGTGGTGTTGTTATTGATTTACGGGTAAATGCTTCTACTATTACAACAAATTACAACATTGTTGTTGGATTTTCTTATATAACTTCAACTTAACCAAAGGAAAAAATCATGTCACTCACCAAAACCACCGCTGTTGACCAAATCACCGTCACCGAAAACGGCATCGTTCTCTATCGTGAAGCAACCCGCATCATGGAAGATGGCAACGAACTAAGCAAGACCTACCACCGATCAAGCCTCACGCCGGGACAAGATTTGACGGGCATCCCTGTCAATGTTGTGGCTCATTGCAATACAGCATGGACTGCTGAAGTGATTGCGGCTTATCAAGCAGAGCAAGCACGAATTGCGGCTGAACGTGAAGCACAACGCTTGGCGGCTGAAGCGGCACAGGCAGAAGCACAAGCGGCTCAACAATCTGGGACTCCAGCATGACCCTAGACCTTGACGTTAACGAAATCAACTTTGTCCTCCAGACGCTTGGCGAGTTGCCCAGCAAATCAGGGGTGTGGCCCTTGATCGTCAAGATCAAAGAGCAGGCCGAGGCGCAAGTACCGAAAGCCAAAGATGAGCCTTGAAACACAATTTAGCAGCCACGAAGCCGTCTGCGCTGAGAGATACGCACAAATCAACGCACGGTTAAAACGCTTGGAAGGCGTCATTATGAAGACCGCCGGGGTGCTGATTGTCTCAATGTCCGCTATCGTCTATGCAAGCCTTACGCTGCATCGTTAAAAATGATTGACCCGCTAACCGCCTTTGCAGTGGCACAGGGTGCAATCAAAGGGGTGCAAGCAGCTATCAAGATGGGCAAGGACATCAACTCCATCTCTGGCGACTTGATGAAGTTCTTTGAGGCCAAGGATGTCATTGCGAAAGAGTCGGTAAAAAAGAAACCCAAAGGGTTTGGTCAGAGCGATACAGCAGTGGCGTTTGAAACAGTGATGCAGCTCAAGCAGTTGCAAGACGCAGAGAATGAGTTAAAACAGATGTTGATTTGGTCTGGCAATGACGATGTTTGGAACGCCATCATGCTTGAGCGCAACAGGATGGTGGCAGAGCGCAAAAAAGCGGAAGCTGAAGTGGCTCACGCCAAAGCAATCAGGGCAGAAGAGATTAGCGACATTGTGAATTTTGGTTTATGGTCTGCGCTGGTGTCATCCATCGTGGGTTTGGTGGCGTATTTGACTTGGCAAATTGTTGGAGATGGAAGATGAAAGCCAAGCTTACTTTCTTTGTCACTTTGATGGTCAGCATGACCTTGTGTATTGTTGTCTTTGGCATGGTTGCTGTTCTGATGATCGGCTTGTTTGACGATAAAGTGGACAACAGCGAGATTTTTAAATTGATTAGCCCTGCGTTTCAAACTATTGTTGGCGGTTTTATTGGTCTGCTGGCAGGTGTAAAACTCTCGCATGATGATGATGAGGACGAAAAGAAATGCTGACCCTACTCTCCACCTTAGTCTCCTTTCTTGCTGGCGGCTTGCCCAAACTGCTTGGTTTCTTCCAAGATCGTGCCGACAAAAAACATGAGTTGACGATGGCTCAGATGCAGATTGAACGCGAACTGGAACTCCGTAGAGCAGGTTTTGAGGCGCAGCAACGAGTTGAAGAGATAAAAGTCGAAGGTCAGGCCATCGAAGCTGAGGCATCAGAACGAGCCGCACTGTACGCACACGACATAGCCATCGGTCAGGGAGCCAGCCAGTGGATGATTAACCTGCGCTCCGGTGTGCGCCCAATACTAACCTACGGATTCTTCGCTTTGTTTGCCTTTGTTGAGATCGGCGGGTTTGTCTACGCATGGCAACGTGACATTGCCTTTGACGTTTTGATTGCTAAACTGTGGGATGCCGACACCCAGATCATCTTTGCCAGCATCATCAGTTTTCACTTTGGCGGCAGAGCGTTCAAAGGTGGCAAGGATTGAAAGTCTCAGATCGCTGCAAGGAGATGATCAAACACCATGAAGGCGTGAGGTTTAAACCATACCGTTGCCCAGCAAAACTTTGGACTGTAGGAGTAGGCCATGTTTTATACCCGGATCAAGGACGTTTACCACTGGATCAGAGAGACGCTTTCCAGCTTGCGCCGGAAGATAGTCGCACTTTTTCAAAAGCAGAAATAGATGGAATCCTTATTGCTGATCTCCAGCGATTTGAAGTTGGGGTCGCCCGACTTTTTCCTGTGGTGCTTACCGCAGGTCAGAACGATGCTCTTGTCAGCTTTAGCTTTAACTTGGGTTTGGGGGGCGTACAGCGAAGCACCCTCCGTCAGAAGATGCTTCGGGGCGAGACGCAAGAAGCTGCCGACGAGTTCTTAAAGTTTACGAGGGGTGGGGGTAAAATTCTACCGGGGTTGGTTAAACGAAGAAATGATGAACGTGCCCTTTTTTTATCTTAGGAGAAACAAATGAAACCCGGACTCTACGCAAACATTCACGCCAAGCAAGAACGCATCAAAGCAGGAAGCAAAGAGAAGATGAACAAGGTTGGGAGCAAGGCAGCGCCTACTGCCAAGGACTTTAAAGACTCGGCAAAAACGGCAAAGAAGAAATGAAAGAATCCGGCAAAAATCCAAAAGGCGGTTTAAACGCTGCAGGTCGGGCTTCTTATCATGCCGAAACTGGCGGCACGTTAAGGCCACCAGTCAAGTCCGGTGACAATCCTCGTCGCGCATCCTTTTTGGCACGGATGGGCAATATGCCAGGGCCAGAACGCAAAGATGGTGAACCCACTAGGCTGCTGTTGTCACTCAAAGCATGGGGCGCTAGCAGCAAGGAAGATGCGCGGTCTAAAGCCAAAGCAATTTCTGCAAGGAATAAAAAATGATGCTTATTTCCCAAATTGGGTTTATAATTCTCACCTGAGCATATGCTGCAACAGCTGCTGTCATCAACGGGGCATTTATGGCATATGTGATGACCTATGATAGCCTACTGGTAGATTTGCGCCGATATTTGGAGCGCGGATTTACAGAGGCTAGTGACCAGATTGTTTACGATCAACTGCCGAGGCTGGTAACGCTCGGGGAGCGTAGGATTTCCCGCGAGCTAAAGATCCAGGGCTTTATCAGGGCAATCACCACGCCGTTGTCCATAGGCGTGGCAGTTTACCTCAAGCCTGACCGCTGGCGTGACACAGTTTCCATGACCGTAGATGGTATCCCAATCTTTGCAAGATCCTACGAATATCTGCGCAACTACTGGCCCGTTGAGGCAACAACCGGTAACCCGGCTTACTACGCGGACTATGACTATCAACATTGGCTAATTACGCCGACACCGGCTGCGGCCAAAACGCTAGAGATCTTGTACTACGAGCAGCCTCGGTTTCTTGGCGATGACTTCCAGACAAATTGGGTTACAGAGTACATCCCAGACCTGCTACTCTATGCCGCCTTGCTTGAGGCTACACCGTTCCTTAAAAATGATGAGCGAATTCAGACCTGGCAAGCAATGTATGACCGAGCAGCGCAAGCGGCCAACGGCGAAGATTTAAAGCGCATTCTTGACCGCTCAGCCAACCGGAGTGAAGCATAATGCCTATCTATAACGACGTCTTTGGTGGCGCAAACATATACCCAAGCGAGATCAGCTATAGCTCGGTTGCGCTAAGTGCCAACATCACACTCAGCTGGCCAACTGAGGCGTCAACAAGCACCAATCTAGCTACTCGCATTATGGATGTGACTGCCACTGCTGGCAGTTATGTAATCACGCTCCCTGACGCCAAAAAGACAGGCACTGGCCAGACCATCCTGTTTAACAACCAGGGGTCTTTCACTTTTATCGTCAAAGATGCGGCAGGTGTACAGGTAGCATCAATTGCTACGGCAACAATCTGGCAAATCTATTTGACGGACAACACAACTGTTGCCGGCAGTTGGGAGACGCTTCAGTTTGGGTCTACCACATCTACTGCAAATGCATCAGCACTGGCCGGCACAGGTATCGTGGCCGTTGGGACCGTGTTGTCGCAGTCTGTCCCAATCACCAACTTCAACTCAAATTACACAGCAGGCGTCACTGACCGCGCCAAAATGTTTGTGTGGACAGGTTCCGGCGGCGGGACGTTGACGCTACCCTCAGCGCCTACAATGGGCGACAACTGGTTCCTCTGCTTCCGTAATGGCGGTGGCGGCTCAGTCGTTGTTGATCCATCCGGCACTCCGCTTATCAACGGCGCAGCAACTTTAAGTTTCAGCCCAGGCGACTCAGCAATCATTGCCACAGACGGCACGGACTACTTCACAATCGGGTTTGGTCAGTCTGCAATATTTGCCTTTGACTACACGTCAATTGCTGTTGCTGGGACGGGCAACTACACCTTGACCGGGTCGGAATTAAATCGGATTGCGTACAATTTTACCGGTGTATTGACTGGCAACCGAGTCATCATTGTTCCTGCAACGGTCCAACAGTACTGGGTAAGCAATGCCACAACAGGCGCATATACGCTGACCGTAAAAACATCGGCGGGTACGGGTGTAGCAGTTACCGCCGGTGCTAGAGCCATACTTTATTCTGATGGCACAAATGTGGTTGATGCAAGCACCGACACTGTTTCTGTGCCAATTTCGATTGGTGATGGCGGCACAGGGGCTACGACCGCTGCTGGCGCTCGCATCAACTTGGGCGCTACAACCACGGGTGATGCCATCTTTATTGCGGCAACTCAACAGGCAGCTTGGACAGCGCTAGGCATAGCGCCGGCCGGTGTAGTTGTTGGCGGGACATTCTAAATGCCAGCACCTACCGTAGTCTTAAAGTCTATGCCCGGAATAAAGCGGGACGGGACTAAATTTGACGGCGATTTTTACACCGATGGCCAGTGGGTGCGGTTTCAGCGTGGATTGCCCCGCAAGATTGGTGGCTACAGGTCAATCAACAAATACTTAGCTGAAATTTCTAGGGGCTTTACGTCATTCACGCAGCAGAGTTTGCAGTACTGCCATTCTGGTGGCACAAGCACTCTTGAGCGGTTTACGATTGACAGTAGCGGCAACAGTTCAATCATTAGTAGCCGAGCCCCGGTTGCTGTCTTTGCAACTGGTACGGTTACTTTGTTGACCGGCGCTGGTGGCTCAATCAATACAGTAACAATCAACGGAGTAACAGTTACATCAGGTGCTGTTGCCTATAGCACTAGCTTGGCCGTTACAGCTACAGCTCTTGCCGCAAACATCACGGCGTTTACGTCGTCACCTGACTACACCGCGGTTGCTGTTGGCACCACGGTAACTATCACGGCAACAACGGCAAGCGCCTCTGTGAATGGCTTTGTAGTGGCTGTAACGCTGACCACACTTACTGCATCAACAACCAACATGACTGGTGGCAATGCGGCTTTAGTGAGTTCAACGTACAACAAGTGGATGTTTCAGTACATGTACAGCGCGTCTACAACCGACAACTCAATCATTGCGCACGTCGCACCCAACGGTCAGTGCGTGTGCAATGATGCGGGTGGCCAGATTTTTATCGGCGATGTTTTAACGACGGCAACGCTGACTGAAATCCCGCTGCCTTCTGGGGCTAATGTAACTGGTGGCATTGTATCTCTACATCCTTACTTGTTCTACTACGGCACTGCTGGAATTGTGGGTTGGTCTGTGCCAGGAAGCCCTACTGATTTATCTGGTTCCGGTTCTGGCATTGCCCGTGTGTGGGGCCAAAAGATTGTCAAGGGTATGCCGCTAAGGGCAGGCTCAGGCTCAGCACCTGCCGGTTTGTTCTGGGCTTACGACGCTGTGATCCGCGCAACATTTACCGGCGGGGCTACCATATTCCAGTTTGATGTGATAGCAACGGACACATCAATCATGTCACCCGATTGCGTGGTTGACTATGACGGCGTGTTCTTTTGGGCTGGTGTTGATCGATTCTTGATGTTCAACGGCGTGGTGCGGGATGTTCCAAACACGCTCAACCAGAACTGGTTCTTTAACAATTTGAATGACAACCAGCGCAGTAAGGTTTTTGCTTTTAAGATGCCGTATTTTGGCGAGATCTGGTGGTGTTATCCGCGTGATGACGCCACAGAGTGCACCCATGCAGTCATCTATAACGTGCGTGAGCAGACTTGGTACGACACAGCGCTGCCGGAGTCAGGGCGCAGTGCGGGTGGCTTTAACAACGCTTTTGCTGCGCCTTTGCTTGTAGACGCTGTGCCAGCAACGAGCGGCTATCGGGTCTGGATCCATGAGCAAGGCACGGACGAAATTGACGGCATCACTTCAGCGCCAGTGCAATCATATTTTGAGACTGCTGATTTATCATCGCTTGTTCAGGGCAATGATGCACGACTTCGAATTACCGTAATTGAGCCTGACTTTATTCAGGCAGGACCAATGAGCGTGCAAGTTACCGGACGGGCTAACGCTAGGGCTCCTGAGGTGCTTAGTCAGCAGTGGATTTTTGAAGAAACGGCTACGCAATCCTACGAGCAAATCGTGATGATGAAAGAAATGCGCCGAGAGTTGCGGGTGCGTTTTGAGTCTAACGCTGTAGGCGGCAACTACCAGATGGGCCAAATTATTGGCCACATTGATAGTGGTGACAGGACGATGTTGGAATGACAACCATAACGCGCCCGTCGTACATGCAGCTTAATGATTGGGCCGACCAGGTTGCGCTTGATTTAGATAACTATGGTGCGTTTGGTAGGTTGGACAAGGACGGCAACTGGCAAGACTGGGCCATGCAGTTTCTGAACAACACCTCTTTAGGCCATAATTTTCCAAAGCCGTACGACTTTAAAGATTGGCGTGAATGGGCGGAACGTTTCTGTCAGAGTCTGTCATAGGACAAAAAATGAATAAGCAAGAAATTCTAGAGATAGCCAAAAAAGACCCACGCTTTGCGCAAGCAGTATTGACTGTTGAGCAAAAAATGGGTGACACGGACATTGCGCCGGAGCAACTTGCTGAGCTGGTCAAGATGCTTGAGTTTGCTCTAAACAATCCAAACCAATATCCAAAAATTAGAGACGCAATTGTTAAAGACGGTTTGGCCCCGGCCGAAGACTTGCCTGAACAATTTAACCCGGTTGTACTAATCTCGGTTTTAGTTTTGCTATATGGCTTGCAAGAACGGTCTACTCAAAAAATGGCCAGAGGCGGTTTAGCAGCTGCTGCACGACAAATGCGCATGGCTGGGCGCAGCGGCGACACAATGCTTGCGCACATTAACCCACGTGAAGCTCGGATGTTGAAGCAAGCCGGCGGCAGTGGGACAATCAACCCAAGCACAGGCTTGCCTGAGTATTTTAGTTTTAGCGACCTGTGGAAAGTGGCTTTGCCAATTGCTTTGGACTTTATTGCTCCAGGCATAGGTACTACGTTAGGTACGGCACTAGGTGCCTCTGCAACCTGGGCTCCGGCTTTGGGCGGCGCGTTGATTGGAGCCGGCACATCAGCCATAACTGGCGGCAACCCGTTACAAGGCGCAATCATGGGTGGCATGGGCGGCGGCTTAGGCGGCAACCTTGGACAAATGTTTGCACCAGATGCAAGTGCGGCCACACAGGGGCTGCTAGGCAGCGGTCTTGTCGGCGCTTTAGGTGGTATGGCTACAGGTCGCGGGCCGCTAGAAGGTGCAGTTCAAGGAGCTTTAGGCAGCTACATTGGGAACAAAGTAGGCGGCATGGGTGGCTCAGGAGCACTCGGTACCGGCTTAGCTGCAGGCAGTGAGACTTTCAAAAATGCAATGGTTGCTGGCTATGACCCGCAGACAGCTTTGGCCGGGGGTGCATTGTCAGGTCTAGCTGCGGGCATGCTCAAACCGTCGCAAGCTGCGGTTGATAATCTAAGTACCTCTGCGGCTAAACCAGACGTTAAGTCAGGATTTAATCTTAGTACGGCAGCGGCCTTGCTACCACTTGCTGGATTGCTTTCTGCACCCACTGAAGCTCAAACAGCTGTCAAGTCTATGTCGCCTGAGCAGCAGGAATATTTTAACCGCCCATCAATTAAATGGGACTGGCCAAAGATGCAGCAAGATGCAGCAAGGTCTAACATGAGTTTGAGCCAGTTCATGGCGCAAAGTTGGCCACAAATTACCTCAGGTGCTTACAATCTGCCAGTTGTTGCTAAGGCTAGGGGCGGTCCACTGTCTCAAATTGCGTACATGGCGCGAGGTAGTGGCTCTGGCCGTGATGACACAATTGATGCAAGGCTAAGTGATGGCGAGTATGTGATTGACGCAGAAACAGTGGCTCTTCTCGGAGATGGATCCAGCAAAGCCGGGGCACAAAAGCTGGATCAAATGCGTCAAGAAATTCGGAAACACAAGGGCAAGGCATTGGCGGTAGGTAAGATTAGTTCTGACGCCAGGTCCCCATTGTCTTATTTGAGAGGTGCATAATATGGGCAGTCTATTTACTGGGTCTCCGCAAAGCGCCCCATCGTATGCAACCTCAACGACTGAGACGCCAAAATGGATGCAAGATGCAATCTACAACCAGATTCAGCTGGCGCAAAATCTTGCAAACACGCCGTACCAACCCTACAGTTTGCCTTCTGTTGCTGAACTCTCTCCTCTGCAACAACAGGCTTATACAAACATTCAGGCAAACCAGGGCTCGTGGTCGCCACAACTTGCAGCGGCACAAACCGGCATGCAAAACATGTCTGGGTCAAACGCTAGCTACACAGCAGGTCAACCTGGACTAACTGCCCAAGCCAGACTGTTGAATAAATTGCAAGGCAACCTTAACGACCCTTACGACACGCTGAATACGGCTGTGATCAAAGCCACCAACATGAGTGGTTTAACCGCAGCTCGGCCCTACATGAAAGATGCTTATACGAAAGCGGGCGACGCAGGGAATATAAACACCGCAACCAAATTAGGTACTGCGCAAACCAAATATCTAGATGAGAAACTTGCAGATGATGCGTCAAAATATGGCCAAGATCTTTATATCAAAGCAGGCGGTTTAGATCCAGTTAATGTAGCCGATCCGTATCTAGTTAATGCTGATACTCAAACCGCAGCCGGGATAGCTGAAAAAGCATATACAAAAACTAAGCCTTACCTAGAAGCCGCAGGTAAAACGTCATACACAGACATTGATAAGTACATGTCTCCTTATCAAACAGGAGTCATGGATGTAATTGCCAAGCAAGGTGCAAGAAACTTGAGTGAGAACCTGCTGCCCGCTGTGTCAGATCAATTTATTCGTGCAGGCCAGTTTGGTGGTAACCGCATGGGCGAGTTTGGCTCACGAGCATTGCGCGACACGCAAGAGTCCATACTCAATCAACAGGCTCAACTCGCCAACCAGGGTTACGGGCAAGCTCTTGGTGCTTCTCAAGCAGATCTTGCACGGCAAGTGCAATTGGCAAGCACTATGGGTAGCATTTACGGTGCAGACCTTTCTCGCCTGCTTCAAAGTGGGGCTCAGTACGGCAACTTAGGGCAAATGGCTGCTCAGATTACTTCTGGCCAGATGCAAAATCTTACCAATGTTGGTCAAGCGCAAACAGCGGCAGGACAAGCTCAGCAGCAGTTTGGACTCAATGCTGCTCAATCAATTCAAGGAGCAGAGGCTCAAGACGCCGCAAGGAAGTTGCAAGCATCTGGACAAATCAGCAACATTGGTCAGAACATTGGCAACTTGACCCAAGCTCAGCAACAGATGCTGCTTTCCGGTGGTCAAGCCTTGTCTGGTGCCCAGCAGCAAGCTATCTCGCAAGGACTTAGCGCTGCCGGCCAATACGGCACGCTTGGCGCAACTGCTGGGCAGCTGGCATCAACTGACGCCGCACGACAAATGTCGGCGTTGAACCAGATGGCCAGCATGGCGCAACAAAGGCAGGGCATGCAGACAGCGGATGCAGCAAGCCTAGAAGCTGCAGGAGCATCTCAGCAAGCGCAAAATCAAGCTCAACTCAGCGCTGCGTATCAGCAGTTCCAGCAACAGCAGATGTATCCCAAACAGCAAGCCGACTTTCTCAGCACGCAAATCCGGGGCATGGCACCTATCACACCGCAAACAACAAACACAAGCGGCGCTACAACTACGTTTTCCGCTTCGCCATTGTCACAACTGGCAACCGGACTGTACGCGTATAAAGGTCTGAACGCGCTGGGTCAACCAACACCTTGAGGTTAAATTATGGGCTATGAACTTGATCGATTGATGCAGCAGTTTGGTGTTAGCACACCAACTTTGTCCTATTCCGGCATGTCAATGCCGACGAAGCCAACTGATCTGGCCGCCGGAGCTAGCGCAATAGACAAGGCAAACTATGATGCTTTGCTAAACAAGTACAACGCAGATATGCCTTTGTACAACTCAAATCAAGCCCTGTACAAAACTTACTCGGACGAATACAAGAATCGTTTGGCTAATACGTCTTTGTACGATGCTCCTCAGTATCAAAGAGGAGCCGTGAGCAGCCCAGGCACCGGTAGCGCAATAGATCAATACTCACAAATGTACTACGATGTGCTGGGGCGAGCGCCTGACCCCTCAGGCCTGACGTATTGGAAAGGTAAGTTTGGGGATATGGTTTCTCCAGAAGAGTACGCTGAGTTTAGGCGGTCTGCGGCAGGGGAGATAGGTAGCCGACCTGTAAATAATCTGTCTGCCACAGGTTTACCAGTTTTACCAGTCCTAACGGGTTTAATTGGCACACCTACACCAACACCTACGCTGATACCTACACCAACACCTAAGCCTACACCAACACCTACGCTGATACCTACACCAACACCTAAGCCTACACCAACACCTACGCTGATACCTACACCAACACCTACTCCAACACCTACTCCAACACCTACGCCAACACCTACTCCAACACCTACGCCAACACCTACGCCAACACCCATAGGTACAACTGATATGTCCATTGCACAGGCGTATCAGCGAGTCTTAGGCCGCACACCAAGTGCTGCAGAAATTAACTACTGGCAGTCTTCGTTTGGAACAAGCGTTAATCCTGTTGAGCTGTCAACCTTTAGCGTAGCGGCTCAACCAGAACTTAAAGCAGCAGCGCCAACCAACGCACTCCAAAATATAGGCATTCGAGACATGTACCAGCAAGTGTTGGGCAGGGTGCCTGATGCCTCTGGCTTAGAATACTTCTATAACCGCTTTGGGGACACGGTTGAATCTGATGAGTTGGACATTTTCAAGGGGATGACGACTGAAGAGCAAACCGCTAATGCTGCCAGGGATGCTGCCATAAAGGCTAAACGCGGTTACGCACAAGGTGGTGCAATTCGGCACTATCAAGTTGGCGGGGATGTTATGTCAAGCATGGCCGAAGCAGAACAATTGATTAAGGCATTAGAGGGTGGAAAATTAACTGGGTACGAGCGCGAAGAGGCTTTGAGTAAAATTGCAGAAATTTATAGAAAGATTAGTGAAAAGCCTTATCAACCGGCTACTATGTCTATGTACAGTGCGCCGCAGTTCCAAAGAAATCAGAGGGCCATCCTGAATCAGCCTACCTACAGCACACCTACAGCGTCGCCGGTCTTGCAAACTGCGGCAACTACTACGCCGTATGTTTTGCCTGTTGATAACAGTGGGCGTGGGAATGATGGCCTCAGTTCAAATCCCGGCTGGGACGCTATGTCAAATGCAGACAAAGCTGCGTTTTATAGTGCCAATCCAACATTTAGTGCAATTACACAAGCGGGTCTAAATATATTGGGGCTTACAAGTCTTGGAGCGCTGCAAAAAGCCTTAGTGCCAGATTTTGTGCGGGAACAGCAAGCAATTGCAAAAGGCTCCGAAGCTTATTCGGGCCATAGAAATTTTGGCAAAGAAAGCACTATTCCAATCGAGGGTGTAGTTAGTCCCGGCGTTACTGCAAGAGATGCAGCCGCAGCAGCACAAGCAATGCGGGATGCAAATTCGGCAACAATCGCGGGTTTTGTTGGTGATCCTCGTTCAATGGATTCTGGTAGCGCAAGGGGTGGCGGAGGCGATGGCGGTGGCGGCGCAAGGGCTGGTGGCGGTGCAACAGGTGGTGGCTATCAAGCCAAAGGCGGCTACATAGGCAGTTACGCACAAGGTGGTGCGGTTCGGCACTATCAGGCTGGCGGGGATGTTATGTCAAAAATGGCTGAAGCAGAGCAGTTGATTAAGGCATTAGAGGGTGGAAAATTAACAGAGTATGAGCGTGACGATGCTATGAGCAGGGTTGCAGAAATTTATAGACTGTTGGATGAGGAGCCTATTCAAGATGTTACGGCCAAAATGCCACCTAGCATGGGCCTGATTGAACCAATGCCGGAGTCGGTGCCACTTACACCTGCACAGATCAAGCAAGCTATTATTAATGCATCCCCATTAACTGCGTTAAAGGAAGTAGTTGCCAAACCTCCCCAGGCAACAGAAAGTACCCCACTGGTCAGACCACTAGACCCCAGGCTTTTTGGCGAGAGCAATGAAGTTTCTACAGGTCAAGGTTACAGTCCTATGGACCCCAGACTCTTTGGTGAAAGTGATGAGGTTGCTACTGGCCCGGGTTATTCGCCCCCTGTGGCGGCCAGAGCTACGCCCCCTGCGGTGGATCGAAAATTATTAGACTTAGCGGCAAAATACACAACGCCAGGATTTACCCCTACATTTGCAACAGGTAGCATTGATCCCGGTGCAGATCGGATGGCTTTGATTTCACAGAATTCAATTCCTACTGTTAACATCCAACCTGAGTATGCTGATGACTCGGCAAGTCGGTTGTCTATGGCTAAACCCGATGACACCACAATCCCAATGAGCCCAAATATGGCTATGTTGCAAAAGATGCTGCTGGCCAACCAATCCCAAGCATCACCCTATGCGAACGAATTGCGTGCTGCTAGGACTGCTGCAACAGCACAAACTGCAGCTTTTAACAAAATGTTGGAAAACGCAATCAAAGGCCAAGACGACAATAAACCGTCAAACGCTGAGATGTACTTTAGGCTTGCCGCTGCATTTGGTGCACCTACAAAGACAGGTAACTTTTTTGAGAGTCTGGCCGAGGTCAACAAGAGCCTGGCTGACCAAGCTAAAGAGACGAGGTTGGCAGGCAAAGCTGGTCAAGCGCTTAGACTGCAACTTGGTTTAGAAGGTGCTAAAGCTGGTATGACTGCAGCAAAAGAAGATGTCGCGGCATTGCGAGCATTGACCAGCGAAGAGATGAAAGAGAAAGCAGCGTATGGACGTGAGTTGATTAAGGAATATTTTAGATCTGGCGAAGCCCAATCAGCTGCAGGAAAACAAGCACAAGACGAAGGGTTGATTCCAGGCACTCCAAAATATCAAGCTCGCGTAACAGCAATCTCTGACGAACAGTTTAAGAGGCTGACCGCCAGCGTTGATGCTTCTGCTGCGGCTGCTCAAGCAAGCTTAGCAGCAATTAGTAGGGGCGATGAGGCTACAAAACTGGCAAGAGAAAAGTTTGACGCAGCTCAAGCTAAGACAAGAGCAGATGCTACCAAACTGTCCCCGCCTGAGTTGAAACTTAAAACAGAAACTGAAGATTTGGTTGCAAGCACAGAACAAGCACTTAAAAACTTGCAGCGTGCTTATGCGCTTAATCCAAACACTTTTGACACATCAGCTATTGACACCGCACAACGCAAAATTCTTGAGGTTGCAGGCAGTAAAGATCCAAAAGTCCTTGCAACTCGTGAACTTGAAAACTTGCTAAGCAAAGGTGCTATTGAGAAATTAAGGGCATCATTCGGCGGCAATCCAACCGAAGGCGAGCGTAAAATTTTGTTGAGTCTTGAGGGATTGGAAAGCAAGAGCATAGAAGAAAGAAAGCTGATCATGCTTAATGCTTACGATGCTTTAAAGATTACACAAGCTAGGCATAAAGCTAGACTCAAAGACATTGTTTCAGGGGTCTATCGTACTACGACCCCAGAAATTGCACAGGAGACTGAATAATGGGTGATAAAGTTTCAAATCTGACCCTGTCTGATTTGGTGACTGGGCGCAGGCCGGTTGACCCCTATCTCAACACTGCTCGTGCAGTGTTGGGTCAAGGTTTAGGCATGGGTTGGGGCGACGAGGCTGAGGCTTGGTTGCGGTCAAAGTTGGGCAGTGAATCTTACGAGACTTTGTTGCCACAAATACGGGAGGAGTATGGCCAGTACGCCAAGAAGTACCCCTTTACCCAGGGCGTGTCTGAGTTTGTTGGCGGCGCTGCCCCTGGTGTAGCTATGATGATGATTCCGGGCATGCAACCGGCAGGCTTAGCACGACTAGGCGCACTAGGTGCAGCAAGTGGAGCCATATCAGGCGCTGGCTCAGCAACCGAGGGCAACCGTGCAAGCGGTGCAGGCGGTGGGGCATTAATTGGCGGTGGGCTAGGTGTTGGTCTACCTTTAGCCCTACGCGGTACTGGTGGTGCTCTTAAGTGGCTGCAAGAGCGTCTTTTCTCAACCCCCAAAGTTGTGCAAGACCGGGCGTTAGAAAAGATGAATGAGGCTATGCGTCAAGCCAAGGTTAATCCTCAAGATGTTGCTGCAAAAATGGCACAAGATAGGGCAATGGGTGTCCCGTCGGTCATGGCCAATGCAAACCCTGCTCTTAGAGATCTGGCTGAAGCGGTGGCTCAACGGGCTGGTGCAGGTAGTAATGCAATTGAAAACGCACTAACAACCCAAAAACTTGGCGCACGCGAACGAATTCAGGCACAAACAAAAGCAGCGCTAAAGCCGGTCGAATATTACAACATGGAAGACAGTTTGACTGCACAACTCAGAAATAACGCAAAAGGCTTGTACGAAAAGGCATACGCTCATGGAGACGTTGATGACCCTAGGATTGTTGAGGTGCTTAAAAACCCACAATTTAAAGCATTTTTTGACAAGGCTCGGTCCATAGCTGACACAGAGGCCCAGACAGCAAAGCTCAAGGGTGAAGATCCTTTGAAGTTTGCACTGCCTGAGATTTATAAACCATCTGGCCGGTTTGATGCCAACGGCACCGAGATTTTGGATCTAGTCAAGCTGCCAGATGTACGAACACTGGACTACATCAAGCGCGGTATTGATGCCACGATTGATTCTGGATTCCGTGGCCAAGGCATGAGCACTGCAGAAGCCTCAGCGCTCAGAGATCTGCGCAAACAGTTTGTAAACGCAATCGATGAAAATGTGCCGGACTACAAACTTGCTCGAAAAACTTATGCTGGCGACTTAGAGATTTTGGATGCGCTGCGTATGGGCAAAGATGAGTTTAAGAGTCTTGACCATGAGCAAATCAAGAAGATGGTTGACGCAATGGGGTCTGGTGAGAAGGATGCCTTTCGAACCGGCGTTGCACGCAGCATCTATGACACCATCATGGTGCCGTCCAACAATCCAAATACGGCTCAGCGGGTTATTGGTTCCCCAGACATGCAAAAGAAGTTGGCAACGCTGTTTGACAATCCAGCCGATTTTGAGCTGTATAAAGCTGCGTTAATGCGTGAGTCGCAACTGTTTGGAGAATCAAACAAAATTCTTGGCAATTCGTCAACCGCCAGGCGTCAAGAACTTGGTAGGTCTTTAGACGAAGACACCGGAATGATTGAAAGTGCAGCAAAAGCAGCCACAGGCAACTTCAGCGGGGCATTGAGCAGTATGGTCATGGGCGCGATCAGGTCTGCGCAGATGTCTAAAGCACGTGCTGAAAAACTAGCCGAGATGCTGATGGCCAAAGAGCCCAACGAAGTTGCTGCCGCTGTGCAAATGATTGAGAACTATGCAGCCAAGCAAGCACCTAAACAGTTCCGGGCTACGCTAGGGGAGGCAGGTGCTGTTACTGGTACAAGTGCTGCAATCTATCCAGCACCAGCACCAGCACCTACAGCGTTTGACATCATGTCACCTACCACCGACATTGAGAGGGCTTTGCAAGATCGTGAGGAAAGTCCAATTCAAGGCCCAGATATTGAAGAAGCATTGAAAAACCGCAACAAAACAAAGTAGAATATTGATGCAGTTGTCAATCTTTAACCCCGCTTCGGCGGGGTTCTTTTATGAGCGTTCGGTACGCCTCAATCGCATCCTTGAGGTCGCCGCGCAGCTGCTCAAGCTGATCTTGCTGCTGCTGGAGCCGCAAGTAAGCCTCAAACGCAAACTTGTCTAGGGTTGCTCTGTCCCAAGTGCTAAAAGTAGGCGTCATTTAGGGTACGGGCAATCATCTGGCACAAACGCCAGGCAGTGAACCGCTGCGTACTTGCGTGTGGTCTTATGCCAGCGGTCGATGTAGACATCAGGCATCAAGGCCAAAGAACGGCTGACGCCTGTTGGCGTCAAGTTCAGCGCAAGGGCAAGTTCCAAAGCAGTCATGCCATCAGGCGCTTGGGCTAGGGCGTCCCGGATGCGTTTGGACAGTACAGTGACAGTCACATCATCCCCCACAAATAACCCGCCAGCCCTGCGATGCCAACCAGGGCGAGCAAAAACACAATCAAGTGGGCAACCAAGTATGTCCACATCATCAGTTCATATTCATCGTTGTCATTCATAGCGTCACCTTCCTTGTTTTAAATCCTCTGTGAGTGTAGCACTGAACTGACCCATCCTCCAACAACTTCCAGGCGGCATTCTCTCCGCACATTTTTTGAATTAGCTCTTCTGCCGTATCTATCCGTGCCTCGTGTTCGCTGGGGCCGTCTAATAGATACGCGGTGCACATTACTATGGCCACTAAAGCCGCTGCAAGCCAGTTTAGCATTCTCCTTCTCCTTTACAAACCGGGCAAATGGAGCCATCATATTGGCCCTCTCCTGATCCGGAACAAGCTGAACAGATGCCTTCTTCTAAAACTTCTGGACCGTCGTCAGCCATATAACTGGCATAGTCATCATCGTAGTCAATCATTGTTGGCTCCAAAGAATTTTTGTAAGCGTTTGTACAAGGCAAATGCTTTGGAAAGTGGCATCTTTTCAATGTCCAGCTCAAACTGTTCAGCAGTCCGCTCGAGCTGTTGTTGAACTTCAACCGGGGCGGGCGTCTTAGCCTTTGTGGTGGGTAAAATCTGCAGCAGTTCGTACTCCTGTCCAACAGCGGCCCACTGCGCAACTAGGCGATTGGTGCTAGTACCGTGTGGTCCTTTTATGCGTGTCAGCTCGTGCCTAGCAAGGGAGATCATCCCGCGTGAGTACATCGAGTTTATTGCTGAGCTGACATTGCCGGGCGGTTCATGTAGTATGCTTGCAATGCAAGCCGCGGAGCGCGGCAGCTTGGAGTCGTGCAACAGTTGCCAGACGCGCCGCGTGAGGGATGGAAGCTTTACACCCGCTTGTGCTAGTGCAGACGAGATTTGATTCATAGGTTTTCCTTATAACATTGAGACACCAAGAGCGGTGTATATGCATTGTACAACACTTTTTTGAGTGCCATACAATTATTTTGTGACCCCTAGGTCATTAAGCATGGCATGAGCTTTTTTGATGTACCAGCCATGGTCAATGTCATCAGGCAAAGAATCCGGCAGAATCATGAGTGGCTTGGCCCCATCGGTTATAGGGACCTTGTTGCCATTCTTCTTGTAATGTATGGCCCCTTGCTCATCTTTGGCATAGTACCAACGAACTGCTTTACCTAGGTATTCATTGTTCTTGACAGCCCCTCCAGTAACAGCTCTGACTGAGATGAATTTACAAATATCCATGCATTCACGGATTGTGGTCTCTATCGGAATGTCAAGCTGTAAGTAGTCCACAACGGCTTGTGTACAGATCTGAGTTGTCGGGGTCTTGGATAAGTTTTCATCGGCATAAACACCTTTGACTTTATAGCCGCCATTGCGCTTAAGTGCAATGTAGTTGTTGATGTCACGCGAGTAGACCGCAGAATAAGATGTCTCTTCAGTGCTAAAGCCAGTTGTTCTTTCCCACTTGGCAACGATGGTCTCCATGGCCGCTTGGTTGCGCTTGTGGTAATAGATGATGATGCCATCAGTATTAGCACTCACAACACTAATGCTTTGTTCTTCAAGAGCCTCAATAAGCATTAGCAAACTGAGTTGGCCGGTCACAGTTGTTTGAATAAGTAGGTTGGGCCCATAGAGAGCTGACCAACGTGATCCAAATTTGCCAAAGCTTCCATTGATCGTAACTTTTAACGCCTCGTTGATGACCTTATTGCCTTCTCTTTTTGCCTTGATTCTTTTTTCCACAAGGGACTTGTAGACAGTCAAAAAGTCAGGCCCGATGTGTTCAGGATAAAGCTTCTGGTTCAAGATGAGGCTAGGATAGTAGCTAGTCACATCACGGTCAACAATGATGTGGTTGTTGCCGGCTATGTAGTGGACCTTTTTCTCGCAAGAATGAATCCCGCCAATGCCTAGTTGATAGGTGCTAGATCCAACCTTAATCTTAAGTTTGCCAACCTCTAAGGGTTCAGCAACATCCCCTTTTTCATCGAGTGTAAATGGCTTGGTCTTAAAAATGTCTAAAGCACGGTCTAACTCCGGGTGTTTAAATGCAACGAACAACGGAGGGACATAGTTAAATGAAAAGTCTTTAGCTAGACTTGGTCGATAAACTTTATCTCCCTTGATTGCCTCAATCTGCTTTTTGATGACTGACTCAGCTATTTGTGCATCTGACTTTGAACGCAGCTCTAAGCCATACTCTTTACCCATCTGTTCACGTAGTTCAATCTGTTCACTGAGCCGACCGTATAGGTCAATCGTTGTGTCTAAGTCGTTGATGCAGTAGCTACTCAGCAAGCCTCTTTCATTTTGCTTGATCGTTGCATTTGGTTCTATCGGCAAGTCTTGCATGCGCTTACTATGCAGGCGACCACCATAAATCTTAAGCGATGCTTTGCCTGGAGCTACTTCAATTAAGTCAATGTGATCGATGTATATGCACTTGGGTAAGTTGTACTTTAATTCTGCATCCCATACTCTAAGATCATTGACAATGATGTCATCTGATAAAGCCTTCAGCTTTTGTGAATCAAAGCCGGCAATGGCTCCTTTAAGCAACAGCAAGTCGTAGCGGTTGCCATTGAACGTGATGATTGTGTACTTGGACAAAAGGCTTTTAAGTTGCTCAACGTCGAAGTTTTCCCAATCTGAGCGTTCAAAAGTTGCAATCTTGCCATTAGCAACAGACTTGATGGCAATGAAAAAGTAGTTGACATAGCACTCAATGTCAAGCACGGCTTTATTCCGCATACTGACTCCACGTACGACCTGCCAAAACCCACAATTCTTTGCCACTGGATGGATAGTCTTGATCGGCAACGATGCGCTTTATGCTTGTGCATAGTGTAAGTTTTGTGCAGCTTACACATGGAGCAGTTGTGCAGTACAAGGTGTCTGCTTCATCGACTTGACGCAGTCTAGCTATTGCGTTCTGTTCAGCGTGGGCTGACATACACGAGTCAAGTCCAGTGCCGCTAGGCAGTCCGGCTCCTGCACAAGGCACATCAATGCAATGTTGTGACCCTGGGAAAGATCCATTGTAGCCGGAAGACAGAATATATCCATTGCCGGTTATAACAGCTCCAACTTGCCTTCTGGAACACGTTGCTCTTTTGGCAAATGCCCTAGCAACCTGCATGTACGTCTGGTCTAGCGTTGGTCTTGTCATGATGGTTGCCGACCTTCTCTATGCTTGATGTGATTTATGTTAAATATTTTTGAGCGGTCTACGCTGTCATAGCCTCGGGGCTGGATGTATTGCTCACAGTACCGGATCAAGTCACAACCCGGGGCAGCATCTTCAACGTCCATTGGTCTCGAGTTGAACAAGTCGCAAAACATTCTTGTGCCGGTATCATAAAAGCTTTGTTTGCCCATTTTGCCTATAGGCTTAAAGACCAACTCAAGGGCTGCGGTTGCGTTTGCGCCATGATAGCAGTTTGAATTCTCATCAACAAGTCCTGGAAAGTACTCTGCTATGTCCATAACCCAAGCGGTTAAAACAAACTTGAACCTTCTCCATCCGTGCAGTGTCTGCCAGTCTAAGCACCAGTCAACAGCAGATTGGATTTTTATCGGTTCGGATTGGTCAATTAACCAATTAAAAAAGTCCTGTGCAAGCTTAGGGGCTATGTCAACTAGGTATTCACGGCCCCCTTGACTGTAGCCTACCGCAGGCTTGTTGAATGACGGAATTTGGTTACCCATTGAACTAAACATCGGGCCTTCAAAATCTTTGATCAAACGCCTAATTGAGTCTTCACCGTCTGCGTTCTTGCAAAGGTAAGGGACCGGAGAGTTGTACCAGCCATGCGGTGGCAGCTTAGCATCGCCGATCATGGCAAAGCTTGCACCTGACCCACAAATTCTGTGCACAAGAAAAATGTAAAACCATTCTGCATCCTTGAACTTGTCAGCGTAGCCTTCACACGCATAACCGTGTTTGATGTTCCATTTATGTTTTGGATTGTTTTTGCCTAAAAACATTTCTTGCGGCACGTTTGAAAAGCCAGCAGCCCATCTACTGACTGTGTCATAGATGTGAATGTTGTCTTGTAAAGGGCAGCCACTTTTAGTAGACTCAGGCAACAAGCCAATATTACGGTCTTGCAGCAATTTAGCTCTATGGTGATACGCAACAGCTTCTAAAAAGTAGATCGATGGCTCTAGGTTGTAGTCTGCACAAAGATCCCATTCCTTGTTCAGTGCGTCACGATACGGATGCCTGTCAATTTCATGCAACTCTAACGAGTGCAATAGTTCAGGGCTATGGTTTAGCATCATGGTCCACGCTCCAGGTCAGACATGTCGCCCCATTCCCGTTGGCTTTTTAAGGGTGTGTATTTGACTTGTTTATACTGAGCCACTACTTTGTCATCAGTGCCAACGTTTACGAAGATTGAATCATCTATACCAAAATTTTCAAAGTCTTCCCAGCATTTGGCGTCGTAGTTTGCAGTTGATGGGAATGGTGGCCGTTTGTTTAGCGATACATCTTTCAAAAATGGCTGAGATGCTGACCATAGGGTAGCATTTCCAATCTCACCGTTGTGCATATTACGAGCTACAATCACGCCGCGGCAAGCTGCTTTAGGCCAAGCTATTTGCAATGCACGAATAGCCGTTCCAGTAGACACTGACATCCAGATCTCGCTAGGATCTTTACCTAATTGTTCAGTGATGAGTCCTGCAAGATTGATGATGCCTGCTGTCACCAATGGAGTTTTGCCTAGTCCAAAAGGCAAGTACTTTGCCCCATGCTTTTCAGCCCACTTTTTAGCATAACTGTTTAAGGTTGGCATTGCTGCAATTTTGATAAAACGCAAGTCAGACCCGTAAGACAACAACGCTTTTTGATGCATTGACGGTTCACCTGACGCGGGACAAAAGAACACGCAATGTTTATCATAGAGTTTGGCAAGGGTTGCAATTGCATCCATAGCCATACCTACTCTAGGTGCACAATAGACCAAGATGTCTTCTCTGCACTCGGCTATCAACTGCTCAGCACCATAGCCTTTCAAGCTGCTTGCACTGGCATCGCCCCTGAACACCCACTTTTTACCATGGGCTCGGACTACCGGGGCTGATAGCTTCGACTTAAAGCCATTGCGCATTGCAATGTAGTGGGACCTTGCATCGTATATGCCCCATCCCACTGGAATGTCCATGTTTGACTTGCTTGTTGTGCATGTAAAAATGCTCATAGTTGACCCCAATCAAAACGACGGTAAAAAGGAGGTGCAATGTGCACCGATGAGTTGAGCTCCATGAAAATGTTTGCATACTCTTCAGGGTCTACGGAGTACCAGCTGCTTGGTGGACTGACCAAGCATTGTTGGCTCAAAGTGTCCATAAATAAGTCAGTCCAATACCGCCTTTGATCTACAGTACCTGCGAATGGGGTTCCTTTATAAAAACCGGTTTGAGGGATCTTGCGCTTTTCCCATTCGATTGGTACAGGGGCGGCAATTTCAACTTGCAAATTAAACTCATCAATTAAAAAGTTGGCCACATCTGAGTAGTTGTTGCATAGGTCAATGATGGCTTGTTTAGGAGCGCTTTGTCGACCGATATGATGTCGGATGTCTATTGATCCACAGACTAACGTTACGCGCCTTGGTTTGTGAACCAAGCGGCCTATTTGCTCAACAAAATAACCTTTTTGTAATGCCCCATGCAAAGTTAGTCCATTAGTCCGGATTACACTAGATCCACTATCTGCAAAGGCAGTTGAGTGGCTGTCACCGATTGCAACTACATCATTTTTAAGATCTTGTTGGGTCAGTGTTGTTGAGGCTTGAAGACGTGCATCTAGATTGGCCAAAAGGGCAGATGTTAGCCTAGTTGAGCATGTGGCTTGACCTAAGCGTTTAGACAATTGATGGGCATAGTTTGGCATAGGCCAATCCAAGCTAACCAACTGGCCCTTGTAGTTTGCCAACTCTTCAAGCTTGTCAACTAAGCCGTCACTGACCCCTCCAAAAAGATTAAGCACTCCACCAAAATTGACGCCATGCTCAATGTATAGGATTGGGCAAGTTAGCTGGTCGGTTGGCCCTGCAACAGGCACGCCAAGGCATTCTGCCCAATGCATGGCCCAGCCACGCACATGGCTTTTTGGACGAACAGGTATGTTTTGAAATGGGTTGTAAATCATTTGACAAGCCCGATGTGTCGTGGATAGATGTGCAAAGATCCTGCATTCCAGTACATGCTGCCTTTGACTAAGTCAGGGTAGGTTTGTTGCAACCTGATCAAAGCAAAATCATGGACTGTATTTTGCCAAAAGTAGTCTCCCTTAAAGCCGTAGACAGCGTCATTGGAACGCATGTTGACAATGTGGTGCAACTGACCGGCACGAATGAGCAGCTGAGTACTATAAGTGCACATGAAGTCACGCATGCCGTCGATGACTGAGTCTTCATGCATTGAAGGTCGGATGTAAATGATCACGGCTTGCCGGCTCTCTTTGTTTAAGACAAGAGAGTCAATTGCCTTATGGAATTGATAGCCGTTCTCAGCGCTAAAGACACACCATCCATAGTTTGAGTTGATCCGACCCTTCTTGCTTGCAACTTGTTGCCAGACAGCAGGCACAGGCGGAGCAATGTCATTGGTGTTCAACGACTGACTCATGTACCAACGCAGCTCACGGGCATTCCATTCGTCATTCACCTCACCAAAAATGGATGGCTCATCGGCTATGAATGACGCATTGACAATCTCCAACATTCCAGATTCGTTTGGCTTCATAGCCTTGAACTGGTCTCTGATGCTTTGCACTGCTGTAAAGTATGGTTTAACGGGTTTGAGAGGCTCGATCTGGTCAAACATTTTCTTTCCACGTTCGTAGAATTCTTTGTCTTTTCCGGTATTGTTATCCTTACTCATTTTTGCCCCCTACAAAGCGGTCATCTTTATCTTTGTTGTGGGCTGTGTGCTCCATCAAGATAAAGAGTTGGGTTCCAGCATGGGCAAGGTGTGGCAGCCCTGATTCTGGATCAGTATCTTCACCTTGCCAGAAAGCAAAAAGGTGCCTTAGTATTGACCCATAAGTACGTGACCAAGCAACAGTCTCGCCTTGACGGTATGAGTTGGCAAAGTACTTCTTAGCACCAAAGCCAAACACATTGGCAACCTGCATCATTGGGACTATTGGCAGCAAGTCTACTCGCACTTTTGTTGCATCGAACTTAGGTGCAAAGCCAGGTTGGATTGTGCCATCTGAGCTAGGTGCTACTGACTCAACAGGAACCCGATCAATGATCTGTTTAAGCTCTGCTTCAGGGCCAACCCAACCCTTAGGTTTGACTAGGTCACGCTTGAAGCCACCACGCTTTTCACCATTTTGGCCAACCTCTTTGGCCATGTTTGCCTTCATGACCTTCTCAAAGCCTTCAAGCAATGGCAGCCCTTGTCTATCAAGGGTGCCGACAGCAAATACAATCAGATCTAAAAGGGCGTCATACTCATCAACAAGAGTTGATGCCCTCATGTACTCATCAAGCTCCTCTTGCAAAGCTTTGACTCGAAAGGCTTTCTCATAAGGTTCAAGATGCCAAGGTTTATTATCACCGGCCAAACCAAATTTTGCGTGCATGGCCTTGACAAGGCCCATAATCCTGCTTTCCATAACTAACTCCTTCGTATTGATTAAACGGGCTTTTCACCCGATTGACGCATTGACCTGCGCTAAGGTTTGTCTTTAGCCGAGCAAGTCAGCGTCTTCTTTGGCAAAGTTGGCAAAGTCATCAGATGCATCAGTCCGACCACTAAAAGCCTCACCGTCTTTAACTTTCATGACGTTGTCCAAAGCAATCGACACACCTTTGCCACCAGTGGGATGCTCCCAAGCATAAGCTCGAATTGAAGCCCGGTAGTAAGCACCGCTGTAGATCTCATTGGCATCCATGATGGGTTTCAGAGCCGCATCAACAATGCCGGGCTTGTTGTTTGACGTGGCTTGCACGCTATAGCAACCTGCAAATTCTGGCCGATCTTCTTCATCACCATCTTTAACTGGCGATTTCATTTTAGGAGGAATTTTGCCCCATTTAGCTTTGCCGGTCTCGTCAACTAATTTGTTGAGATCAGTCCAGAATGCATGCTTTTTAGGCAGCGGGATTGTGATTTGATAACGAGCCTTTGCACCTTCAACACCTTTGATTGCATGAGGTTCAAGAATGTGCACAAAAGATCCACGGAACTCAGGGGTAACCAGCTTTGACATTTTTAGTCCTTAAAACGTTGATAAAATGGGAGTCTTTCCTCCCTGTCATTTGGTCGTCAGACCAATCTTTACGCAGTGACCTCAATCAGTAGGTCACGTGCTTTGTTCTTGAGAGTGTTGCCATAGCCAAACCATGCTGCATTCTGGTTTAGGCCGTGATCAACATGCTCAGTCACAGCATTGAGCAAACCCCAAGCTGTGCCTTCTGCTTCTGGCAGCTCATTGCCGATAGCTTGCCCATTGAACAAAGCCATGATTGACTGGAAAGCCTTTGTCTTTTCTACTGGCACAATCTCCATCTTTTTGATGCCATCAACAAACTTAGTTGACATCGATGTCGGCAACAGCTTTTTAAGGAACTCAACTGCAAAGGTTGCGTTGACTTCCCTTTTAGCTAAGCGACGTGAGTCGATCAAGAACTTTTCAAAGCCATTCAGAGCAATGCCAAGATCCAGTGCTGTATCTTTTGCGCTAAACTCTTTTGAATGATTGATACGGACCGTGTCACCGGACTCAGCTGAGGCATAACCAAGAGTGTTGCTGCACACCACGCGGACACTTGTAAAACGCGCCGTGGTTGCAAGGGTGCCGTCGTATGATGTTGCCAGCAGGACATAGGGTTTGACAACATCCTGGCCAATTATGGTAGCTCCATCATTGACTTTGGCCATTGCCCAAATACGCTTGCCACCCGAGAGTGCACCGGCTGATTCCAACTCAAAGTGATTGTTTTCAGCAAGCTTAGCAAAAAAGTCAAGCACATCTGCTGGCTGGACAATGTTGTAGTCATTGCTGACCACACCCAAAGGTGCTAGTGTGTCTGACCGCCAAAGGACATCTTTGCTAGCATGCGGCATGATGCCGGACTCGGTGTTGTACTGGACCGTTGAGCGGTTAACCGTGTGTGTCAAGCCTGCAGCTTTTGCCCACACACCAATGGACTGACCCGCTTCGAGGATCTGACCAAGACCGTGCCATGCACCTTTTTTAGCCAGTGCAACGTTTTCTTGACCGTTTGAGAAATCTAGTTCATGTGCCATTTTAGACCTTTTAACATTGAGACGGCGACATTGCCGTGAGTGCATTGTACAACACTTTTAGGCTTGTACACAACTATTTTTAGCTTTTTGCAAAATCTTTTTTTGCAGACTGACTCTTGTCAACGGATGACCGCTTGTCTTTTTCAGGGGCAATGGTTGGTTGGCCAACGTCTACCTTAATTAAGGCTGTCATGTCTAGGCTCTCACCTTTAAGGGCAATCTCCATTTGAGCCACGCTAAGCAAAACTGACTTTGTATAGATCTGGTCGTATCCTTGTTTTTTCAACCACAGCTCGGTTTTTGGTATGTCTTGCCATGACCTAGTCTTACGGCCTTCAACAACTTTCCAGCCAGGTATCAGGCCTCCGGTTAGTAAGATGTCTTTTGCTTTAGCTTCCACGGCTTCAACAAACGCGCTGAGCATTGACAACCTAGGCAACCATTCCTCTATAAGGTCCATTCCAACTGGCATAGTCTTGAAGTCAATAGCTGCAGCCTCATTGGCTAAGCGGTTCATTTCTGGGCATTTGGCTTTTGCACGACACCATTTGCAGGCCTTCTCGCTAGCCACAAACTTATTAGGTTCGTTTTGAATGGCTGCATAAGAGCGCTTTAGTTCTTCAGCAAATGCTAAGAGTTCGTTTAGTTCAATGGTCCAGCTGTCGATGCTGTTCATTGGTGGTTGAACGATAGTCATCATGATTGTGTCTATGTCATAGACAAGACCATATTTGAGGTAAGCACCTAATGCATAGCAGAGCAGCTGAGTGTTGCCATCAGCCTCTACGCGCACACCGCTGCCTGTCTTAAGATCAATGACTCTCATCAATGAACCGTCAATGATGATGGCATCTGCTGTACCCCAGCAATCATTGATGACTTCTGCAAGTGTAACCTTCTCTTCGTAAAACTTTTGGCCGTTCAAAGATTGGATGTAGTTCACATAGACTTGTACGAGCTCAGCCATTTCATGCGTGATGATGTGGCTGTTGATTGTCTTGCCAATAAACCAGTTTGGTTCAAGGCCTTTAGTCAGGCAAAAGTCAGACACTTCATGCATTGCCGAGCCCTTTTCTGCATAAATGCTTGAGTCGCCACCTTTAATGTCAGGTTCCAGATGGACGCTGCCTGGGCAAGTCATCCATCTAGAGCTAGCACTCGGTGAGAGTTTAGCGTGCTTCATTGACCAATTCCATAGTTTGTGAGAATTGCTCTTCATTGATCTCGCTAACCTTCTTGACTCCAAGTTCAGCCAGAATTTCAAGGGCTCTATCACGCTTGCCTGCTCCGATCAGCTTGGCCATTGCTTGGCGAATGTGGTCAAGGGTGAAGGCTTCAATTTCCATTTGCTTAGCCGGCTTTTTAGGCGTTTGCACCTCTTGCTCAACGGCCTTAGGGGCTTCTTGCTTAATGGCTTTGGATGTTGGTGCCTCTTGCTCAACCAAATCAAACAATTCGGCCAGCTCACGCAGCTTGGCTGCAATCAATTTTTCGTTCATGTCCGTAGACTCCTTAATGACACTATCAATGACATCCATCTTGGTCAGTATCTTGTGTAAGATAATTTCATCGATGGACCCGGTTATCGTCAACAAGTCAATAGTGACATTGTCTTGTTGACCGATTCTGTGGCAGCGGTCTGCTGCCTGTTGAAGGTCTGAAGGAGACCAAGGTGCTTCAACAAATACGACATGACTTGCTGCTGTTAGAGTCAGACCTACTCCGGCAGCTTTGATGTTGCCTACAAAGACCCTGCACTTAGGATCATTTTGGAATGTTTGAACTGCAACGTGTCTATCTTCATTCTTGACTGAACCTGTGACCATGACTGGTTCAAACTCTTTGAGGGCACTTACGAGTCCATCAATGATGTGGGTATGATGAGCAAAGACTACAACCTTGTCAATTTGTTCAAGACAGTCTTTGATATAGTTTATAGATTGGTCTAGCTTACGCTCTGCATTGAGCCGCCTGATGTCACTGATGGCTTCAAACGGGATTGAATCAGGCTTGTCAATTTGGTCTTGATTGAACTGCTTCTCACGCTTGTCAACTGGCAAATCAAGAGCAATGACTCGATAGGTTTTTAATGGCAAGTCAATGCACTCAGCTTTTGTCATCCGCAGCATGAACGGTTCTAACACTCTGATCAATTCACTTTTACGGCTTGAGCCACTGAAATCGTAAGTGTCCCAGGGTGTTTTCCATCCTGCACAGAACCTCATACCAAACTCAAAGTAGCCTAGCTTAGTGGCTCCAATCGAATAGAGTAGAGTCCACAGCTCGATAGGCCGATTGACTATAGGTGTGCCTGTCAACAGGCTGACGTTGGTTGTGGTCTTGATCAGACTCATCAACAGCTTGGTACGCTTGGCTTTGTAGTTCTTGATGTAGTGGGCTTCGTCCACTATCAAGGTGGCCGGTTTAGGTAGGTCAAGCTTGCCTAGTATGTCATAGTTGACAATGGTGACGTCAAGGCCTTTGATTGGATCTTTGGGGCTGCGCACAACCTGCACGCTAAGCTCAGGCCGCCACATTTTGAGCTCGGCTTGCCAGTTGAGTTTGAGTGATGCAGGACACACAACCAATGCAGGCACAGACAAGTCTAGGCTAGACACCCCTGTCTTACCTAGACCCATGTCAAGCGCAAGAATGGCTTTAGGTCGTTGACCTAGCCACTCAACGGCTTGGACTTGATGAGGGTACAAGTTCATTTGGCAATGGCCCAATTCCAAACGTGACAAATGAGCACGTTAGCTGCCATACCTAATAAAAAGAATGGCACTAAGACCGATATGGCAATTAGTGCCAAAAAGACTTTCATTTGATCAAGTCCAAGCATTCTTTTGCACACTGTTTGAGCTTACGAGTTGAGCTACTGCCAAACGAAATGCCTGTTTCCATCATCTTGTATTGCACGTCTAGTGCAAGCTCAACGTCAATGTTGAGCCATTTCATGATGTCTTTAGTAAGGTCGTTCATGCAAACTCCAAAGCAGTTTGCTTGACTTCAACTTTGTAGCCAAGTGCTTGTGCTTGCTTAAGCGTGTCGCGGCTCAAAGTTGTCTGCCGAGCAATGTCAGCAAAAATTTGAGCAACCGAATTGGCTGGATAGATCATCTCTTTTCCATAGACATTTTTGATGGTGACGATGAGCGGGTTGTTGGCTGTGAGGACGGTCATGATAGGCTTTCAACATTGAGACGGCGAGATTGCCGTGAGTGCATTGTACAACACTTTTAGGCTTGTACACAACTATTTTGCAACTATTTTTTGGCAATCATGCGCCGGCATTCAGCGCAGTCACACGGTTCAACAGACTGCTTTAGATCTGCCCGCAGCTCTTTCATTGAGTCATACGCATGGGTGTGAGACAAGCTGAACAAATCATGGTTGAACTTCCATCCACCTGGCAAGTTCATGATGAACACTCCAGGTTCATCAGTATCTACGTCCCTAGCGACATCGAGTTTGAACTTCATGTTTGATCCTTTACAACATTGAGACGGCGAGATTGCCGTGAGTGCATTGTACAACACTTTTTGGTCTGTACACAACTATTTTGCAACTATTTGCGTTTATGCATAGGGGTCCAGTCCTTGATGTCTGGTCTCAAGTGTTCTTTGGTTATTCCTAGGGCCTTGATTCTGCCGAATCTTATGGCTGCAGCCCTACCTATCTGGCCTCTAGTGAACCAGTATGATACAGCATTGCGGCTCATTCCTGCCCGCCGGGCCATCTCTGCCTTTGTGCCAAAATGGGCATGGACTAGCTCTAAAGCTAGTTGACATGATGCTCTGAGTTTATGATCTTTGGTCATGGTTTTGCAAAAAAAAAATTTAGATGTAAGATTGTACATCTAAATTTTTTAGAGGTACAATATTTTTGGACTTGGGACGAACTAGCTATTCGGCCGACAAGGCAGCTCTACCCTTTCACAGCTGCCGTCCAATCAACACTTGTGAATGGGCATTGAAAGAAAACCATGGACTCTCCGCAGTCAAACTCTTCAATAGAAGGTCGCGTTTATGACAGCTGTGATGCAACCCGCATCTATCTCTCTGAAGCCATAAAGGCCACATCCAATTTGCCAAAAGGTATGAACAGAACGGCTTTGATCGTTGCGTTCATGGAGATTGGTGTGGCGGCACTCCTTGCCGACCAAGCAAGGGGAAGCCATGCAAACTAAACCTACAGTTTTAGCGGTCTTACCGGAATTTATCCCGCAAGCTCTTAAGGCCATCCCTAGATGGGTCGTTTGGAAGCTAGTGCTTGACGGTAAAAAGTGGAAAAAAATACCGTATCAAACAAACGGCCGAATGGCCAAAAGTACAGACCCTAGTACGTGGTCAACCTATGAAGATGCACTAGATGCCTATTTTGTGGATGGTTTTGATGGCATAGGCATCACAATTGATGGCTCTGGTGACTTTCAAGGCATAGATCTAGATGACTGCATCATTGACGGCAAAATGAACCATGTGGCCAATGAGCTGCTAGACCGGGTTGATGGCTATGCAGAAACCAGTCCTTCAGGGGCTGGCATCAAACTGTTCACTCGATCAAACTTAGCCAAGTCAGGCAAAGTTGGTGACATTGAGGTCTATAAGGAAGGTCGCTATTTCACAGTGACGGGCCACACCTTAAACGGTCATAGCCTTTTGCCAGATACTATCCAAGATGTAGGCTGGTTTGTTGAAAAGCATTTTGGGTCTAACGAGGCTCTTGGCCTTGAGTCCTATAAACCACCGCTCAATGATTGGGATCTTGAACGGGTTGAGACTGAACTGCTGCCATTCATAGGTGACATTGAGCCGTATGACCTATGGCTTCAACTTGGCATGGCTTTGCATCATCAAGGCAGAGGTGGTGAGGAATGGATGGGGTTATGGGATAAAGCCAGCCGAAAGACCGGTTCATACGATCGCCGTGAGTTGGAGTCCAAGTGGGACTCATTTAGTGAACAACACGGCTCAGGAGGCGGGGCCATAACCCTTGCATCGATCATCAAAAAGGTCATTGAGTTTAAGAAGGCTGAGCAGACCAGGACTTTTGATCGTTGTAAGGCTTTGATTGTTGACGAGACTGACCTTGAGCAGCTTAAGACTGCGGTAGTTGAGGCAATCAAAACTGAGCTTGGCCTTGACCACATCAGTCGCAACGTTTTAGCAAGCATCCTCAAGACCAAGTTCAAGGACCTGAACTTCCCTATCTCGATTGGTGACGCAAAAAATCTGATCAAGCCAAAAATCCATGAGGGTGTACCAGAATGGTTAGGTGATTGGGTTTATGTCACTCACGAAGACAAGTTTTTCAATGTCAGTAGTAAGAGGAAAGTCTCGCAGCAAGGCTTTGGTGCAATGTTCAACCGGTTTTGTGGCGATGACTCAGCGGCTACATTGTCCTTAGATCTGTTTAGGATTCCTACTCCTGATAAGATCATTTACTTGCCTGCTGCTGAGGATTTATTTGAGCTCAATGGGATTGAATGTGTCAATGAATACAACAAGAACAGTCCACCAGATGTGCCTGCTTCTTTGAGTGCTGGCGACCTTAAAGCCATTGAAGTTGTGCAAGCTCATTTGTCAATGATCTTGGTTGAACAACACGCTGTAGAGATCATGCTCAGTTGGATGGCTTACTGCGTTCAGAATCCAGGGTCTAAAATTCGATGGGCTCCGTTGATCAAAGGCATTGAGGGGGACGGTAAGAGTGTACTAGGCAACTTGATGATGGGTGTGATGGGTATGCCCAACGTAGGCATTGTGTCACCTAGCGTGTTGGCAACTGGCTTTACGAGTTGGGCAGCAGGCAGGTGTGTCAATGTGCTTGAGGAGATTCGGATGGTTGGTCATAACCGCCACGATGTGCTGAATACCATAAAGCCATACATCACTAATGATCAGGTCACAATACACCCTAAAGGTATCAACGAGTATGTGGCACCAAACACAGTCAACTACATTGCATTCACAAACCACCACGATGCCCTTCCACTTGAGGACACAGACCGTCGATGGTGGGTTCAATTCACACCTTTTAACGACCAACACGAGTTGCTCAAAGTAGCTGATTCGGACTACTTCAGCAACTTGTTTAACGCCATTCGTGATCATTCACCTGGACTTAGGAGGTGGTTGCTTGAGTACCAACTCAGCCCATTGTTCAATCCAAAAGGCCAAGCACCATCATCTTTGGCTAAAGACCAGATGGTCAGTTTAAACATAAGTGAGGATTTTGGTGTTGTAAAAGAATTGCTATCAGAAGGTGGGTTTGGCTTCAATGATCAAATATTGTCTAGCCGCCACTTCACAACAGCGCTAAGTTTTGTTGAAAATATTGAGGTACCAAAGACCATTTTGTTGAACAAAATCTTCATGAAACTTGGCTATTCCGCGCTTGGACACCCCGTTAAATGGGAAGGAAAGGCTTGCACAATCTGGCTAAAAGGTTCGTATTTGAAAACGTTTAAAGGAATGGAAAAATCTGAAGTGAACGAACAAATTAGAAATTTATTGGAAAAAACGCAAGGTAAAGACCTTTTAAGCTAAATGTCCCGAACTAAAGCCATCTCGAACCTCAATTCGAACCTAAATTCGAACTAGCTTAAGTTATTGATTTTTATACATATTCTACTTAAAAGGTTCGAAGTTCGAAATAATACTATAATGTTGACAGCCGGCAGGAATGTATATATGAACAAAAAATAGTATATATATCTGCCGGTGGGGATGGACTTCAATAAACCTCGAACCTCGAACCTCGAACCTGGAAATTTAGTGACGGAAAATAAATGGTTGTATACAAACAAGTTAAGTTTAAGTCAGAGTCTAGCGAGCAAACGACTCTAGTTGCCAGGGTGCGCAACTTCCATCCTGACCTGGTTTTTATGAGCATTCCAAACGGAGGTAAGAGAGATCTACGAGTAGCTGCGCAGATGAAGCGTGAAGGCGTTTTGGCCGGAGTGCCTGATCTCTTCCTAGCAGAACCGAGGCGTGGGGCTCACGGTTTGTTCATCGAGATGAAAAAGGTTGGTGGTCGAACAAGCAACAATCAGGATTCGATCATCGACAAGTTGAAAGAAAAAGGGTATTGCGTGGTAGTATGCGAAGGCGCAGATGCGGCGTACAGTGAGTTTCTGCGGTATGTCTATGGTGATCAACCTCCTGCGTGGCTTAAACGCTTTGTGGATCATCCTGGCAAGACCACGGTGCCAATTAAAAATAAATAGAGTACAATCTGTAGAAGACAATCTGACCGAAAGGGTTGATTATGCAATTACGAACCCCTGCTCCAAAGCGAACCGGCGGCGCATTGCCCGGATCGAACAATGGCGGCGGTGCTAAACCTGGCAGTGTACGACCGGTTGGTTCTGGCCGACAACCTGGCACTCCTAACAAAGTAACGCTGACCGCAAAGTTGGCGATTGCTGAGTTTGTCGACGGCAATGCACATCGATTGACCGGTTGGCTTGATGCCGTTGCTGAAGGCACTCCAATGCTTGATCTTGATGGCAAACAAATTTACGATCAAGACGGCAACAAAGTCTACGTGACTCGACCAAACCCTGAACGTGCGTTTAATCTGTTCCAAAGCGTGGTCGAGTACCATGTGCCTAAGCTGGCTCGCAGTGAGATCAGCGGACCAAATGGCAGTGCAATACCGATTGCTGCGGTCGATCTAAAGGGCCTGAGTGATGTAGATCTTGACACAATGCAAAGATTGATGAGTAAAGCAGCAGGCCAATGAACGCACCACTCAGCCCGGTTGCAATGCTTGACATGATCAAGCATGAGCAAGACCGTCGAAAGGCTGAGGGTTGTTTGTATGACTTTGTCAAGCAGAGCTGGCATGTGGTAGAACCAGGTATACCGTTTGTACCGTCATGGCACATCCAGGAGATCTGCGAACACCTTGAAGCTATCTCATGCGGCGACATTCGGCGGCTGCTTATTAACATACCTCCGCGTCACTCCAAGTCGACCATCGTCAGCGTCATGTGGCCGATGTGGGAGTGGTTGACCACACCGGAGCAAAAATTTTTATGCGCAAGTTATGCTGGCAACTTAAGCATCCGTGATAACTTAAAAGCACGGCGCTTAGTGCAGTCTCCTTGGTATCAAGAGCGTTGGGGCAGCATGTTTGAACTGTCCGGCGACCAGAACGCCAAGCAGCGCTTTGAGAACTCTAAGACAGGCTACCGCATAGCTACATCGCCTGGTGGTACAGCTACAGGTGAAGGCGGTTCTCGCTTGGTCCTTGACGATCCGCACGGCGCACAAGAAGCCCAGTCAGATGCCATGCGAGAGAGTACATTGGACTGGTTTGACATGGTCTGGTCAACACGACTTAATAACCCCAAGACAGATGCAATGGTGGTTGTGATGCAGCGATTGCACGAGCGTGACATCAGCGGCCACATACTCGATGACATCAAAGGCTGGGAGCACATCTGCATCCCTGCCGAATGGGATGGCAAAGCACGCAAGACTGTACTCGGTCCATACGATCCACGCACAAAGAAAGGTGAACTCATCTGTCCTGAACGCTTTGGGCCGGTTGAGATCACTGCCTTAAAGCAGCTACTCGGTTCATACGGCACAAGCGGTCAACTGCAGCAAGATCCTGTGCCGAGTACCGGTGGCTTGCTCAAGACATCCTTCTTCCAACAATGGCCACACAATGAACGGCTGCCGCAGTACGAGTACATACTGCAAAGCTATGATTGTGCATTCACGGAAAAAACTTCTGGCGACCCAACGGCATGCACAGTTTGGGGAATGTTTACGCACAAAGGCGAGCGGAACTGCATGCTGCTCGATGCTTGGGACGAACACTTGAGCTACCCTGACTTAAGAACCAAAGCCGTTAAGGACTGGACGACTGAGTATGGTGGCGACAACAATAACGGGGCCGGCATGCCCACTCGGGCTCGGCGACCTGACCGCATCTTGGTTGAGGCCAAAGCCAGCGGACAGTCGCTGCTTCAAGACTTGCGTTTAGCCAGAGTGCCTGCAGTAGGGTATAATCCGGGAAACGCCGACAAAGTAAGCCGTGCTCATCAAGCAGCACCCACCTTGGAGCTTGGACTATTGTGGATACCCGAGTCAAAGCGCAACCCTGGACAGCCTGTCAGCTGGGCAGCGGCGTTCATCAAACAACTTACCAAGTTCCCTTTGGCCGAGCATGACGACTATGTGGACACGTTTACCCAAGCCGTCATCTATCTCAAGGATGATGGATGGTTTGAGCTGCCACAAGCCAAGGACGTCGATGAACCTAGGCCTAAGAGTAAAGACAAAGTCAATCCTTACGCAGCCTAGTTAAAATGTCTGGTTTGTCACTACTCAAATCCATACTGGCACGCAAAGCGCCGGCACAAGCTGAAACAATATTGTCAGCATTGCGCCGCACTGCCCAAACCGGCAATGAAACAAGCGTGGTAGGCTCAAGTCTTCAAGTGCATCCAGCATTTCGCAGTCGCGTTGTTGAAGGAACCCCCGATACAGTTACACCGGACATTAACGATACTATTCGAGCGCGTTTTAGTGGGCAACCTATTGCCGATTTTCACACTCATCCCGGCGTCACACCTTTTTCTGTGCGGCCAAGTCAAGCTGATTTAGAAGGATTTTCTACCGTTAAGCCTGCTGAATATTGGTGGAACGACTCGCGCTTTAAATCCGGTGAAAATTTACCTGAACTGCGATTGATGATTGCAACGCCTAATTCTGGTTATCCTTTTCCAAGACCGCTCATCTATCCCGATGTAAGAACAGCAAGCATGTACTTTGGCACCGGTGATCCGGCGGTTACACTCAGCCCTACAGCTTATGAAAGCGCTCGATATGAACTTCAACGCGCCTTGTCAAAGGGCAGACTAGGTGACTACATGTCAAATCCATCCATTCGGGCTGCTGTGGAAGAAGGATTAGACATGGCTGACATGGTTGGTGATATGTCCCCGCTTGCTATGATGCGTCACTATGATGTCAACCGAGGCCTTGGAAAATCTGAAATCAATCTAGGTGATGTTCCTTTAGATGCTGGAAGCGGCTTAGTGGATACTGATTTGTTTGAATTCTTTACGCCCAAAATGCTAGAACTTCTAAAAGGCAAAAAGCTAGCTGCCGGAGGTTTAGTCATGGGAACTGCAGGGTAAACCAAAATGCCTCAATACGATTTGTCTGAGCCTTACATAGGTTATCGTTCCGCTGGTCGCAGGCCAGAAGCCAACAATGACAGAACCGCCGCAGCCAATGCGCCACTATCCGCACTGCGCGGCTGGGCTGCAGGCACATTAGGATTGCCCGGAGACATTGAGGGCTTAGCCCGTGCAGGCATCTCTCAACTGCCGCCGCAAGTGTTGACCGCCTTTCCTGCACTTCGTGCATTTGGGATTGGCAGCCGTGCAGACCCTACGCCGCAGCTACCAACCACTGAGTTCTACAATGAATACTTGCCAGGTGCTCAGCTTAATGAAACCCCGACAGGCAAGGCGTTTACCACCGCAGGTAACTTGTTTGGCGGCTCTGGCACTACAACGCTTGCTAGGTATGGGATTAAGAGTGCAAAGGCAACGGCCAAAGCAATTGCTGAAGCTGCCCCTGGACCTGCTTCTGGCAGCCGTGCAGCTCAACTTGGTGTCATCAAAATGCCGGGCGGCAACTTCCTAAAAGGTTCAGTAGAAGAATTTGTGAGTCAAATAAAGCGGCGTGAAACCCCTTCAATTGCAACTAGCCAAGAAGAAGCTGACGACTTAATTGCAAGAGGTTTTGTTAGAGATAAGGCAGGAGGAGATGGCTATTATTTGCCATTTGACCCAGTCAACAACTTTATTGACAAACAACTAACCCGCTATATTAAGAACGACATGGCCACACCCGGCGATCCTTTGCGTGCTATGGCCGAAAAGTATGCCGTGGACAAACCAGTTAAGCTAGCTGAGGTGCAAGGCCGTATTGATGCCTTTGCCGCAAAGATGGAACAGACGGCTAGGGAACGTGGAGTGCCGGTTGGGGATTTGACCTCTATGCGCCAGCAGATGATTGGCTTAGAGAAAGAGAAGGCATTGGTGGAAGCCAGACAAGCGCTCCATACTTATAATCCAGAAGATGCGCTGTATAATGAGTGGTTGGTAGAACAAACTGCTTCAGCACGAAAAAGAGCCGGTTTTCCTGAGCAAGGTTTAGGTGTTTCACCCGCCGCTAGAGCATGGGAGAATGCATCTGACTTGGCCCTAAATGCGTCCACTGCAAGTGAACATACCCGCCTATTAAGTGCTTCTCAGATTCGCCAAGGTTTAGGCTCTACGGTTGATACTAATTCGTGGCTGCTCAAAGTGCCACCAGAAACCCCTGTTTATTATCCTAAAAAATATCTTAGTGAAGACCTGGGCTTTAATCACTTAGTTGATGAGCTACGCAACGCTACCAACCCTGAATCTGGCTTGCCTAAAAACCTGCTCATTGACCAGGCTGACTTAAGCAAGCTCACTATGGCACAGGCAGTTGACCGTGTAGCTGACATCAATGCTTGGCGTGCAACTCAGAAGGCTAAGGCTGATCTTTTAAGAGCCAACAATGCAGCCACGCAACTGGTTAAGGAGTATCCTGGGCAAGGCATGAAATGGGTGGAGTTGAAAGCCCCTAAGGATAAGCCCCTTGTTGAAGGAGAGTACGCCGATCCGTTGTTTGACATTCCTCCAAATCAACAAGAGCGAATTATGGATCAGGCTCATCAAAGAGCTGCACGACAAGGACTAGACGAGGAAGGCGATGACTACCGTATGGTTGTCGAAGGTTATGCCCAAGAGCTTGCAACTAAATGGGCAAAACGCAACAAACCAAAAGTCAGCAAAGAGCTTGAAGACGCCCTCAAGTACGAAGGCGACACCATGGCCCACTGCGTTGGCGGGTACTGTCAAGACGTGCTAGAAGGCCGAAGCCGTATCTACTCCCTGCGTGATGACAAGGGCCAGCCGCGTGTAACAATTGAGGTGAAGCCACAAAACACGCAAGGCTATTACAACAACATGCCTCCTGATGACCGGACTAAACTACTCAATAATGCCATGGAGTATTACGCGCAAGCTCATCCGGAAGTGAGAAGTCTTAGGCACCCCGCCCAAAGAATTGACATGATTGAAGAGTATTTGGCTTCGCAAGGGATAACTCCTCCAGAAAGAATAATTCAAATCAAAGGCTTCAATAACAAAAAACCTGCCGATGAGTTCCTACCATTTGTGCAAGACTTTGTCAAGAGTGGCAACTGGTCTAAAGTTAATGAGTTGGAGAATGCTGGGTTAAAAGTATACCAAGGCGATGGCGGCGTAAAGTACGTCACCCCAGAAGAGTACAACATAGAACTTCAAAAAGAACTTGGTCTTTTACCGCTAAAAGAAGGCATGGCCCACGGCGGCATAGTTCACATGGCCGGTGGTGGGAAGCTAGTCAAGGGCTTGATGGGAGTCATCAACAAAGCAGGCAAAGCCGCTGACGCCGTAACAACCACACCAAAAGTAGAAGCGCCCAGCATCATCATCCCTAGCAAGGTCAGCAACGTCAAAGAGGCCGTTCGCCAAAGCAAGGGCGACTACGGCGCAAGGCGTGTAGAGCGTGCCGCTGACGAAATCCCGAACCTTGAGAGGCTGTACAAGGAGGAGGCGCTCAAGCGAGTGTTTGAAGGCGATAACGCCAAGGCAATGATGACGCTTAATCCTTCTCGTTTTGAAGAATTTGCTACCCCAATTGGCTCAACCTTTACCAGACCAAATTCAGTGAGGCGGACGTCTACTGGAGAGCAAGTTACATTCCCAGAATATTTAGAGCATTTAAGAACCGTTGGCGGTTTTGATGATGTGCCTTTTTTGGAAATAAATAAACAACGTCAAGGAACTGAAGCCACGCCTTTTATATCTAACCATGAGGGAAGGCATCGCAACAGGGCTATGGCTCAATCTGGAGAAACCTCTGGCCTTGTTCAGTTGTTGCCACGCGCTGAGTTGCGTGAACCATTTCCACGCAGATCGCAAGAAGATTACATTGAGGCGCTTAGGAAAGAACTTGAAATGACTGGCAATATTGTGTTGCCTCAATGGAACCAATATCAACCAAATTTACCTCAACGCCGAGCTATAAATTTGCCAGACATTTACGCCGAGGGCGGCGAGGTTCACATGGCCCACGGCGGCATAGTCTCATCAAACCATTTTGACCCAATTAAGATCAAACAGATCATTGCTGACTTAGATGATGAGTATGATCCTGAAAACATCCAGCAAATAATTGCGCAACGTGAAAGTGCATATGCCTAAAAATACAGACCTGACCATTGAAGACGAAGACGAAATCGTTGAGGTAGACGATGATGAGTCAGACACCAAGGATACTGATGACGGCGGCGCAATGGTCAAACTCAAGAACGAGGACGACCAACGCCAAAAGCAAGCGCACTTTGCCAACATTGTTGACGAGGTTGACCAAGCCGACCTGCAAGATGCCGTCACAGACCTGCTAGACAAGGTTGCCAAGGACAAGGACGCTCGGCAAAAGCGAGACAAGTTGTACGAGGAAGGTTTGCGCCGTACTGGCTTAGGCGACGATGCACCTGGTGGTGCTCAGTTCACCGGCTCAACAAAGGTCGTCCACCCTATGCTGGTAGAAGCCTGCGTTGACTTCTCGTCACGAGTGATGAAGGAAATCTTCCCTCCAGGCGGTCCTGTTAAGAGCAAGATTTTAGGCGAGAAAGAGAAGGACAAGGTTGCCAAGGCCGAGCGCAAGACTGATTTTATGAACTGGCAGACTACTGAGCAGATGCCAGAGTTCAGGGGCGAACTAGAGCAACTCAGTACGCAACTGCCATTGGGCGGTGCTCAGTACCTCAAGCTGATGTGGAGTGCCCAGTATTTGCGCCCATGCGCTGAGTTCATCCCCATTGATGATGTATACCTGCCGTTTGCGGCCACTAACTTCTACTCTGCTGAGCGCAAGACCCACGTCCAGTACGTGACCAAGATGGAGTACCAACGTCGAGTCAAATGCGAGATGTACATTGACGTTGACCTAGGCTCACCAGAAGAGCCGGACTACAGCAAGGCATCAATTGCCAATGACAAAATTGAAGGGCGCAAGGACACCTCCTACAACGAAGACGGTCTGCGCACCATTTTTGAGATCTACACCCACCTAGACTTTGGAGATGGTGTTGAGCCGTACATCATCAGCATTGACAAGACCAGTAGCAAAGCGGTGGCGTTGTATCGTAATTGGGAGCCTGATGATGAACGCCACGTAGAGCTTGACTGGATTGTAGAGTTCCCGTTCATCCCGTGGCGTGGGGCTTACCCCATTGGCCTGACTCACATGATTGGTGGCTTGTCAGGTGCCGCTACAGGTGCCTTACGCGCCCTGCTGGACTCCGCTCACATTCAGAACATCCCCACGCTGCTCAAGCTAAAGGGTGGCCCTGGTGGCCAGACGCTCAACGTGCAACCCACCGAGGTTGTAGAGCTTGAAGGCGGTGCACTCATCGATGACGTGCGCAAACTGGCCATGCCGCTACCGTTCAATGGTCCGAGCCCCGTACTGTTCCAACTGCTTGGCTTTGTGGTTGACGCTGGCAAGGGCGTTGTGCAGACCAGCTTTGAGAAGCTGAGCGATGCCAACCAAGCACAGCCGGTTGGCACCACGATGGCCCTTATTGAGCAGGGCATGGTGGTCTTCAGTAGCATACACTCGCGCATCCATAGCTCAATGAGCCGCGTGTTCAAAATTCTGCACCGGATCAACAGCGCCTATTTGACCATCGAAGACATTGAAGCGCAGGCATCCGGTTTGGATGTCAAGCCAGAGGACTTTGACGGCCCGATGGATGTGGTGCCAGTAAGTGACCCGGCAATCTTCTCTGAGACACAACGCTTTGCTCAGACTCAGGCGCTCATGCAACGCTCGGCCACCATGCCGCAAATGTATGACCAGCGCAAAGTTGAGCAGATGTTTTTGCGCAGCTTGAAGATTAGCGCTGACGATGTACTGCAACCCGCCCCAGGCACCGAGGATATTGACCCGGTGTCTGAAAACGTCGCCGCCACCATGGGAACCCCTGTTTATGTCTTACCGCAGCAAGACCATATTGCTCACCTCAAAACACACTTGGCGTTTCTGAAGTCACCGCTGTTTGGCCAAAACCCGGCCATTGTCAAAACCTACATGTTCCCAATGGCCACTCACCTGCGCGACCATTTGCTAAACTACTATTTGACCGAGGCTCACGAAGCGGTGGACGTTGCGCAGAAGAAAGACCTGATTGAGAAAGAAGCAGAGCAACAGGTCAAAGTGATTCTTAAAGTGCAGGAAATCATTGAGCAGCAGCTAAATGGCTTTGCCCAAGAGTTGGCTCAGATTGACCAAGTTGCTCAGCAGTTCAAGCCACAGCCACCTATGCCGCCAGACAGCAGTATGCAGATAGCCCAACTCAACGCGCAGTTGCAAGGCCAAGCACTCCAGCAGCGCACGCAACTTGACCAAGCAAAAATGCAGCAAACCGCTCAGGCTGAGCAAGCAAAAATGCAGGCTGAGCAGTCCAAGCTGCAACTAGAGCAAGCTAAGCTGCAACTAGAGCAAGCCAAAGTACAGCAAGACGCACAGCAAAATGCACAAAAGATGGCAGAGGATGCTCAGCAAACCATGCTCAAAGAGCAAGCAGAAAACGAACGCACAAAGGTTGAGCTACAAACCCGATATCAAATGAACACAGACGACAACAACACCGCCCTGCGCCTAGCCGCAACCGAGCTAGCCACGGGCGAGAAGTTTGCCGTCTCAACAGGTACAGGCGTCAATCCCGGCGGCTGACACACAGGAGAAACCATGATGAACAATACCCCCGCAGTCCCTATGAATAACGGCGCTATTCCGCAACGGAAGCGTTTAGCAGCTGGAGAGCCTTGCGATGGCCAGACTTTGCCAGCACCGCCCGCAATGCCAAAGACGCCTGCGTGAATATAGAGACAGTTCTGCTAAATCGGCTGAAAGCCGCGCAAGTAAGTTTTGCGCTTGAATCACTTAAGCGCCCCCAAAACCGCGACAGCTTTGAGTACGGCTACCGCGTGGGCGTCGTGTCCGGTTATGACGCAGCGTTAGATGTACTTTTTACCATTTTGGAAGAGGAGAAAAACAGTGGCAATGACTTATGAGGACGCAATGGCAGAGGCTTTTCCGGCTGCAGAAGCCGGCATTCAGCCTTTTGGGAGCCGTGTTCTGGTACAAATTCGCAGTCCCAAACAACGCACCGCTTCGGGCATTATTTTAGATGTAGGCTCCCGAGACACTGAAAAGTGGAACACTCAGGTAGCTAAAGTCATCTCAATTGGCCCATTGGCATTTAAGAATCGCAACACAATGGCCAGTTGGCCAGAGGGTTCTTGGTGTGAGGAGGGTGAGTATGTGCGAGTTGCCAAGTATGGCGGCGATAGGTGGGAAGTTCCCATGTCAAATGGCGAATCCGCGCTGTTTGTAATCTTTAACGACTTGGACATCATCGGACGAGTTAACGTCGATCCCTTGTCCATTCGTGCATTCATCTGAAAGGAGATGAAAAATGGCTGAAACACTGAACGAGCAAGACGAGGACAAAAAGCCTTTAGAAGACATTGTCATTGTGGAAGACAAACCACCACAAGATGATGAAAATGATGATCAAATTAAGGCTGACGAAGACAGTGGCACTGACTCTGAGCGAGAAGCAATCCGTGAACGGCGTCGGCTAGAGAAGATTGAGCGTCGTGACCGCAAAGACAAAGCCATCACTCGCGACAAAACGGAACTAGACTTCCTGCGCAAGCGCAATGATGAGCTAGAACGTCGCATGGGGGCGCAGGAGTACCGTGCTCACCAATCTGACTTGCAAAACATTGATGCACACATCCGTCGTGCGCAAGAAGAGGCAGAATTGTCAGACCGAGTTATCGCTAAAGCTGTTGAGTCAAGCAACGGTGCTGACGTAGCGCAGGCGTTGAAGTACCGAGACCAGGCACTGGCCAAGCTCAATCAACTCAGTGCCATCAAAACGCAGGCCACTCAGGTTCAACCAAAGCCGCAACAGCAAGTTGATGAGGCTACCCTAAGCCATGCTCGGGAATTTATGGCTGAGAACCCGTGGTATGACATCAACGGGCGTGACGAGGACAGTGCTATTGTGCTGGCAATTGATCAATCGCTAAACAAAGACGGTTACGACTCCAAGTCTGACGAGTATTGGACAGAACTCAAACGTCGGGCCGCTCGCCGCCTGCCGGAGCGGTTTAAGACTGAAACACGGGTTGCACGGGGCGGCCCTGCAGTCGGTTCTGGCCGAGAACATGCACCAACCTCAACCCGGAACGAGGTTTACATCAATCCAGAGCGAAAACAAGCGCTGATTGAGGCCGGAGTGTGGGATGACCCCATTTTGCGCAAGAAATACGCTGCCCGTTACGCTGAATACGACCGCAATCAACGCAATCAAGCATAAAAACTTTATTTTTCTAAAAATTGAGGTATAATCCTCACTAATCGCTGAAAGGAGCGAGAATATGTCCGACGAACGCTTAAAGAAATCCGCTGGTGACAATCGCGAGCAACGCGCTGTGCAAGACCGCACGGCGACTGAAAATCGTGAACTGTCCGATGATGAGCGAGTTGAAATGTTCCGTCAACAGTTTTTCCAGTCCTCGTTACCTGACTTACCAAAGCTGCCCGGCTGGCATCCTTGCTGGCTAACAACGACGAACCCCCGTGATTCAATTCAGACACGTATCCGCTTGGGCTACCAGCCCATCAAGCCAGAAGATGTTCCTGGCTGGGAATACGCAACCCTTAAAACAGGTGATTGGGCTGGATTCATTGGGGTCAATGAGATGCTTGCGTTTAAGTTGCCCATGAGCCTGTATGAAAAATACATGCGCGAAGCCCATCACGATGCCCCTCTACGAGAAGAGGAAAAGCTCACCGATACGGCTGACTTTCTTGAGCAACAAGCACGATCATCTAAATCGAAGTTGACGCTGGGCGACGGTAATACAGAATTGGGACAAAAGCGGCAAGCTCAGTTTGATCTTGCTTGACAGACTTTTTAACCCCTTAGGAGAAAGCTAATGTCCTCGACTAGCGCACCCTTTGGTTTTAGGGCTAGTTTCCACAACAGTGGTCAAATTCGGCCTAAAGCCTATGTTATTGCAAGTGGCTATGCTGCCAACATCTTTCAGGGCGACCCTGTAAAGCTGGTGGACGCTGGCGTTGTTCAACTCGGCACCTCTGACGGCACTCGCTCGGGTACTGTTGCCGGTATTTTGCTGCTTGGCATTTTTGCTGGCTGCCAATACACCGATTCTTTGGGTAAACCCACCGTATCTGCGTACTGGCCTACCGGCACTTCGGCAACAGATATCACGGCATGGGTTTACGACGACCCGGAGACGTTGTTTGAGACGCAGTACACCAATCCGGGTACACCTGGCACCACGACAATGCAAACTGCCGTTGGTGAGCAGATGGATTGGGTCGTAGCCTCACCGGGCGGCTCTACTGCAACAGGGTTGTCAAACACCCAAATCGGCGTCATTGAAGCTACTTCTGGTCAATTCCAGTTGACTGGCTTTGCTGGCGAAATCAATGACTCCATAACAGACGCATATAACGTAGTTATTGTTCGCATCAACGAGCATATCTACAAAGCTGCTGTTAACTCAATCTAAGGAGGGCTAACAAATGGCTACCCCAATGAGAAGTACCGACTTTAGGTCGGTTGTTGAGCCCATCATGAACGAGGTGTTTGACGGTGTTTACGAGCAGCGTGCAGACGAGTGGAAGATGGTGTTCCGTGAGCAAAAAGGTATTCCTCGGAATTACCACGAAGAACCCGTCTTGTACGGTTTCGGCGCGGCTCCTGAGTTGCCTGACGGCATGGCTGTGACCTACCAAAGCGGTGGTGTGCTCTTCATTCAACGTTACCTTTACAAAGTGTATGGCCTTGCCTTTGCTTTGACCAAGGTGCTCGTTGAAGACGGTGACCACATCCGCATCGGTCAGACTTACGCCAAGCACTTAGCTCAGTCGCTAATTGAGACCAAGGAAACTTTGGCTGCCAACATCCTGAACCGCGCCTTTAACAGCGCGTATCTGGGTGGTGACGGTGTTTCTTTGGTGTCAACGGCACACCCGATTGTCAGTGGTACGTTTAGCAACCAACTAAGCACCGCCGCTGCTTTGTCGCAAACATCGCTTGAGCAGATGTTGGTTCAGATCCGCAATGCTGTTGACAACAACGGCAAGCGTATCCGGCTGACTCCCAACAAAATCGTTTCTGGACCCAGCAATGTGTTCCAGGCCGAAGTGTTGCTCAAGTCTGTCTTGCGCACCGGCACGGCTGACAACGACATCAACCCGGTCAAGTCCATGGGCCTGTTGGCTCAAGGGCAAGGCAATCTGTCGCGGATTACGTCTACCACCGCTTGGTGGATTCAGACCGATGCGCCAGATGGCCTGAAGTTGTTGATGCGTCGTGGCTTGGAGAAGTCCATGGAAGGTGACTTTGAGACTGACTCCATGCGCTACAAAGCTACAGAGCGTTACACGCTGGGTTGGACTGACCCACGCGGCGTTTACGGCACCGCTGGAGTCTAAGACTACGGCTTTAACCCTCAACTCATAAGGTTGGGGGTTATGGAGGTAGTTTTAATGCGTCTGACAGCTTAGACCTCAAGCTGACGACATGCAGACAGACGCATTACTTGCACGTAAGGAAAAATCATGGCATCCACGACCTTTTCGGGCCCAGTAACGTCTACCAATGGCTTTATCACTGGCACCGGCTCACTTGTTCAAATCACGGCTGCAGCTACAGCCACTAATGCCGCAAATGCTGGGCGCTTGAATCTGTTTAACGTAGCTGCTGGGGCAATCGTTACACTGCCTGCGGCTACTGGCAGCGGCAACCAATACAATTTTGCCGTGCAAACCACGGTCACTAGCAACAACTACGTTGTCCAAGTGGCAAATGCAACCGACGTAATGGCAGGCCGAGCCATCATGCTACAAGATGCCGGCGATACGGTGGTTGGCTTCGAAACAGTGGCTGCTTCTGACACCATTACCTTAAACGGTACAACCAAAGGTGGTACCAAGGGCGATACAATCTACATCACAGATATTGCCAGCGGTTTGTTTTTGGTACATTGCAACTTAACCGGCACCGGCACAGAAGCTACACCCTTCAGCGCTGCTGTTTGATCGGGAGATCAACATGGCTGACGCAGTAGCATCACAAACTTTACTTGACGGTGAACGGCTGTTCATCGCCAAGTTTACAAACATATCTGACGGTACGGGTGAATCTGCCGTTACCAAGATTGATGTTTCTACGCTAAATCCAAATGCATTTAATTTGGCTTGCAATGGCGTAAAAATCAACAAAATCTGGTCTACTACTCACGGCATGGAAGTGCGCATTCTTTGGGATGCATCTACTGACGTGTTTGCGTGGATGATTCAGCCGAATGCAAACTACCTGATGGACTTTTCATCTTTTGGCGGCTTGCAAAACAATGGCGGTGCAGGAGTCACCGGGGATGTACTCTTCACTACCGCTGACGCATCATCTGGTGACATGTACACCATCGTCATTGAGTGTATCAAAACCTACGCAAGCGCGTAAAAGGACATACCATGGGCTGCACTTACGTTAAAGAGTTTAGTTTTGGCGGTAAGGTTACACCTACCGCAGCTGTACATACGCATGAAGAAGCCTTGCACCCTGGCAAGCCAATGACCAAGATGGCCAAAGGCGGCAAGGTGATGGAAAAGGCTACAGGGGAAACCTACCCAAGCCGCAAGGCCATGATGATGCATGAGAAGGAGGAGACTCCTCGGATGCAGCGTGAAGAGATCATGCAAAAGTCTAGTATGCGCTCACCTCGCCGCTCAGTGCCGGTAGCTTCGATGGCTCCGATGATTGCCATGAACAAGGGTGGTATGCACAAGATGCCTGATGGCAAGATGATGAAGAACTCTGCCATGAAAAAAGGCGGCATTGCAAATCCAAATTGCTGATTTGAGTTTATAATTTAGTCTTCCGGGCGTGCTGAAACAGCGGCCACTTGACCCCAACCCGGAGCTGGCATGGCGTTTTCTGGCAATGTGAGCGGCACAACATTCAATGCACTAAAGGTAGTTGACCATGCCTTTAGGCGTTGCCGTTTGCCTGCGCAAGCGATTAGCGCCGAAATGCAGGCTTATGCACTAGAGTCTCTCCACTTGCAGTTGTCAGACATGGCAAACATCAAGGCTCCGAGTTGGTGTATTGAGAAACTCATCTTACCCTTTTATGAAAACCAGGAGATTATCCCTCTCCCTGTCGGCACGGTAGAGGTGCTCAATGCCAACTACCGAGTCATTCAAGCGGTAACTGGCACTGAAACAACAACCAGCACTTCGTACACAGTAGATTTCGGCTCAGCCACGGTAGTGGACACAATTGGCATTGAATGGTCAGGCACCTCAGTCACTGTCACATTCCAAGTCTCAACAAATGGCACAACCTGGGTCACAGTCGGTACCTCATCTGTGGCCGCTGTTGCTGGTGAGATTGTTTGGACAGACATCTCAGGAGCTCTTGCGTACCAGTACTTCAGGATCACCTCGGCTAGCACCATCCTCTATACAACGATTACGCTAGGCAACATGCCGCAGGAAATACCTTTTGGCGTGCTAAATCGGGATACTTATGTTGCTCAGTCAAACAAAGTCTTCCCTGGTCGGCCCAATAGCTACTGGTTTCAACGGGACATTCCAGAGCCTGTGATGCATGTATGGCCAGCACCATTTGCTGGCGCTGAGCAAGCCCAACTCATTGTTTGGCGGCATCGCCACATCATGGACACCGAAAACTTACAGCAAGACGTTGAGGTGCCGCAGCGCTGGCTTGAAGCCATTGTGAACGGGCTAGCTGCCAAGATGGCTGCAGAAACGGCTCAAGTGGACATCAACTTGATTCCAATCCTTGAGCAGAAATACATGGCGTCTCGTCAAACCGCCTGGGATGGCGACAATGATGGCTCGCCAATTTTCATCCAGCCCGCCATTGGTGCATACACTCGATGATGTACCTTGACGTTACTGGCCAAGCTACCTATGGGATTGCAATTTGTGGGCGCTGCTCGCGCAAGTTCTTGCTTGCAGAATTATCGCCAGACCCAAATTCGCCAGGGCTTATGGTCTGCAAAGAAGACCTAGATGACTATGACCCGTATCGACTTGCACCTCGCGCACCTGACCAGATTGTGCTGCCTTTCACCCGCCCCGACACCTCTATCAATACTCATCCCGCAGGATTGATACAGGAAGCAGGTGACTTGTTCATCGTCACCGAAGACGGTGACGAGTACTTGGAGATTTAAATGTCAGTGCCTAGCAACCTTATCCCAACGCGCATCACGCAGCTTCCAACAGCCCCTGTGGCTGATGACAACAGCTTGATGATGATTGTCTACCAGGGCAACAACTACAAGATTCGTGTCGGTGATTTGCTAACAGTAGCAGGAGTTCCCATAACCAGGCAAGTTATTGCCGGTACTGGTCTGACCGGCGGTGGTGCGCTTTCTAGTAATGTGACTCTCAGTGTTGCGGTTGCTGGGATTGGCGGCACTCAACTAGATGCAACAGGTGTAACCCCTGGCGTTTATGGTAACGCCACCAACATTCCGGTTTTTACAGTTGATACAAACGGTCGATTGTCTACAGCCACAACCATTCCGGCTGCCGTTCCATCGGTCACGGGCACTGTTAATCAGATTGCAATTTCAGCAGGGCCGACTGTAGCCATAGCCAATAATCCAGTTTTGCCAGGTAGTGGCGGCGTCATCCTCCCATCTGGTACAACAGGTCAACGTGGTACAGCCGCTGATGGCAATTTGCGTTACAACGTAACAACAGCCAGTTTTGAAGGCTACGCCAACGGCGCATGGGGCTCAATTGTCAGCGGGGCAGGCGTAAGCTCCATCTCTTTCGGTTCGACTGGCCTGACCCCGGCCACGTCAACCACCGGGATTGTTACCGTGGCAGGAACATTGGCGGTGGCCAGCGGAGGCACTGGGGTTACTACATCAACAGGGACGACAAATGTCGTGCTGTCCAACAGCCCCACTCTGGTTACTCCCAACCTCGGCACACCAAGCGCCTTGGTTGGAACAAACATCACAGGAACTGCCTCTGGTCTAACTGCTGGAACTGTAACAACAAACGCCAACTTGACGGGCGATGTTACATCGGTAGGGAATGCAACCACACTTGCTACAGTCGCCTCGGCAGGCTCTACAGGCTCGAGCACCGCTATTCCGGTGGTGACGATCAACGCCAAGGGTTTGACTACCAGCATCACTACCGCAGCGGTCATTGCGCCCGCAGGAACCCTGTCTGGCGCAACACTGGCATCTGGGGTTACGGCCTCATCGCTGACAAGTTTGGGAACGATTGCAAGTCTTGTGGTGACGGCAGGAACAATCTCAACAACCCCATCGGGGGCCACAGACATTGCAAACAAGTCGTATGTTGATACGGTTGCGCAGGGCTTAGATACCAAAGCCTCAGTAGTAGCTGGAACAACGGCAAACATCACATTGTCTGGAGCACAGACTATTGATGGCATCTCAATCGTTGCAACTGACCGTGTTTTGGTAAAAGATCAAACAGCGCCAGCAGAAAACGGTATTTATATTGCGTCGGCAACAGCATGGGCAAGAGCGCCTGACATGAGTACATGGGCGCAAGTCCCCGGCGCTTACGTCTTTATTGAAACAGGAACCACGCTTGCCGACACGGGGTGGGTCTGCACAAGCAACGCTGGCGGCACAATCAATGTCACCGCCATCACTTGGGCGCAGTTCTCAGGCGCTGGCTCTGGCGTCAGCGCAATATCGTTTGGTACAACGGGTCTGACACCATCAACCACCACCACGGGGTCTGTGACGGTTGCAGGCACTTTGGCTGTAGCAAATGGCGGCACAGGGGCAGTAAACGCCAATGATGCAAGGACAAATCTAGTTGCCGCAAAGTCAGGCACTAACAGTGACATCACAGAGCTGTATGCGCTGAACGGAACGTCTGGCGGTGTGGCTTATCAAAACGTATCTAATCAATTGATAATGGGATCAGCGCTGACATTTGACGGCACGATGCTTTACGTCCCGGGTGGCATATCTGGCGGGACTTTCTAAGGAAAAATTATGGCTGCAACAAACTTTACACCAATTTCGCTTTACTACACGACTACGGCAGCGGCAACGCCGTCTGCCGGAAACCTAGTTGCTGGTGAATTGGCACTCAATACACTTGATGAAAAACTGTACTTTAAAAATAGCGCAGGAACCGTAAAGTTACTTGCCAGCAATGCAGGGTCAGCAGGTTCAGTCACCAGCGTGGCAATGACCGTCCCAAGCGTCTTGA